CCTTTCGGGTGGGGCTACCCTTGTCCTGTCACGCTTCCTCACAGCCGTTACCAGCCGCTTTGTTGACAGTAGACTACTGCTAATGGAATAACAGGTCCGGTCATTGCCAGACAGTTGAATTAAGCGACTTCGTGTCGCACGTACAGATAATTCTCATTCATGACTTCTTCATACCAAGGATAGAATTCACTCCAGCTCTCAAAGATCTTAACCTTCTCCTTAATCTGCAAATGACACTTTTCAGCAACACGCTTCAGATCATCGTAATCCATCACACTGAAGTTCATATCATTCGCAACAATATCCAGCAAAACAATATGTGGTGTCATGTATTCGATGATATGCGGGTCATTTACAGGATCAATCACTTCAAAAATGACTGAACCATTCTCTTTTGCAACTTCCTTCAGATTCTTACGGTCTTCATCAGAAGTCGTATCCATGAGAATCTTTCGGAACATATCTGCAAAAGGCCCTTCAGGAGTGGATTTACTTGCAATGAACAGACCATCCTGTTCTGCATCATACGAGACAATGCCAAGAAATCCGTTTTCCTTCAGATATGCAGTCACCGGGAACTTCAAAGTGTTCTGTAGGTTTCCAATTCTCGTTTCATTCCGCTCATCGACCGCAAAGAACTTATCATAGCTTCGAGCTACAATCTTATTCGTCTTTGTGTTAATGAACAATCCCCTTGCTTTGGTAGAAACCTCATCCCAGTGCTTCTTATAAAATGCTTCACGAGAGAAGTTGAAAGAAGAAATATCTCCGAATCGCTTCTCAAACACATATTTGCTTTGACGCATCTTACTGACAAGTTCTGCGTTATCGAACTCAGTTTTCATTTCAACGGCAGTTTCAGTCTTTGGCTCCTCTTTTCGGAACACATCATTCTTTGTTTCTACACATTTGATTGACTGACCATGTTCAAGTTCCACGCAACGGAGATATCCACCAAACTCGATTTTTCCTTCGAGGTTGTAGCACCGATGCCCCATATCAATAGGAACATCCTGCACATTTCGATGACCGAAGATCTGAATGTAGCTATCTGGCATCGATTTTTCCCAAGACTCAGCCACGGTTAGCATATCAGGATAGCGACCTACACCTTTAATCATCTGGTCAGCAGATACAGAAGGAAGAAAATAAGGCAGATAACTCAAACCACCGTGGCTCACGAAATACCGCTTCCCATCATACTCAAAGTAGGCACATTGGCCAACTCTGGAATAGATCTTACGAGCAGTGTTCTTATCAATACCGGCTTTAAAGAGCTGCGGACGAGTGTAGTTTGCAAACTCTTCACTCTGAACCGGTTCATCATGCCCCCACTTGTTCAGCCAACGCTCGTGATTCCCTTCCAAAAGGATCACATTCTTGCGGTTGTTGTTTACAACATCACACAAGAACTTGAATACCTCAACGTTTTCAATGCCACGATCAAGATAATCACCAACGAAGATATAAAGTTCGTCGTCCTTCATCTCACCAAGGTATTCACTTAAACAAGTATAACAGCCATGAACATCACCGATGACATGAATCTTCTTCCACTGGTTGAAGTCATTCGGACAGTAGTTCAAATCGGACATCACATCCGTAGTAGAAGGAAGAACTGTCACGCCAGAAGGAACTTTTTGAGTAGCAAACCGAGCGTACATCTTATCAATAGCCGCTTCAGGAACTCGCTTCAGCCATTCTCTCTGAGCGTTTCTTCGTTTGCATTCCTCGATCGGAAGGTCCGTCATGTTAATAACATACATCCGATAACGATACTGTTTTGCAAGATTCTTATAACGATTCATTTCGACCGTCTTGGAATTCGTTGCATCAATCACGGTAAACTCGCCATGACTCATACGCACCTCAAGCAGTTTGAAAAGCATCTCCCATACAACATCATCATTCTGCGGAGAAATCTCCATCTGCCCAGCAGGTGTTTCCTGTGCGCTCTGGCACATAAGGCGAAGTGTATCAGCACTCAATACGTACTGCTCAAGATTATGCTCTTTAATATAGGTGGACTTCCCGCATCCGGGTGCTCCACGGAAAAGAAGCAAAGTTCTCATTACTTTCTCTCCTTTTACTTAACGCATTATCGTTATTTATTCATTTCCAATTCTTCATAAAATGTCTATTTTAGTTCAACTCTTCCAGCTTCTTCATCAGCTGGTCTACGTCCATATCTTCCAGCTCCTTGTCCTTCTTCTTTGCCACAATCTTCATAATCTTATCGCGCTGCGCCTTCTTCTCGGCTGCATCCACACGAGCCTCAGATTCAGCCAGCTTGACAGACACGATATACTTGACCAGCTCAATCTTGTTTGCCAGTTCGGTATCTTCGGCACTCTTAACAGCCAGCAAGGAGTCTTCGTCTGCGGTCTTCTTCTGACGATTCAGGGTCTTAAAAATCGCATCTAGTGCCTCGACACTCAGATCCCACAGATCTTCAACAGTCATAATACCCTTATAGTTGAAGCGATAGCGATTACGGGTTGCAATTTCAAACAGATTCTTTTCCATAATAATTTCTCCTCTTAAATAACAACTTTCAGAACCCGCTCAGTAGCGCCCTGAACCTTGACAACAAAGGAATCATGTTTCGTCTCAGAGAACCCAACGCCGGACAGCTGGTCATCTACCGACTGAACTGCCATCTGAGAACCAAGAGCCTCAAATACTCGCTTATGCTGTAACAGTTCCGCCTTCAGGAATTCATTGTAGAAGCCATTGGGCTTTTCAGGGTTAACACAATCCTTGAGCATGAAGAAGTAGTGACGGTTGCCATTACCAGTCTGTTCATCCCAGTAGTTCGGAGAGTACATCACAACAGACACAGGCACGAACTGATTGGAATTTACACCCCAGATCTCGCGGGTGCTAGTAGAACTGGGCAGCAGCTCCTTGATAGAGAATTTGCCATCCTTCAGCGTGACTTTTGCCACGGCGACATTCTGACCCTGATGCAGCGGCTTATCATAGTTAAACGAGTAGATGTTGCCATCAAATTCGATTTCAGCACGGAAACCAGTTTTACCACCACGATTAGCGTAGCAGTTTACATAGAAGCTGTACTCGCCCTCCTTCATCTTTTTGATGTCAGGCCAGGTGATATTCTCGACCGCAGCTTTCCCCTGATTAGGACAACGGATATCAACATCTAGGCGGCCATCAGTACGAGGATTCCACTTATCGCCATAATAGATATGATTCTTATCAGGTTCAATGCAATGAGCATCCTCATCGTTTTCATCCCATTCACCCGACACATCGTTCCACTGGATCGAGAAACGCAGCACACCATCTATCTTGCCGCCAGCAGCCTTAACGTTTTCGCGAATATCGCTGTCTGCCATATTACCTGTATACGCCCAACTGAAACCATTAGGCCACTTGAACATGCTCGGCGCACTCTTATCCTGCGGTGCAATCAAAGACATCATATTCTTCTCAAAACGATTCTCCATGAACAGTTCTAAGCCAGTCGCAGTCGGAAGAACATCCCTGATGAATTTATCGATACCGATTTCTTCTGCACGGCCAAACTTCTTCGGATCAATCGCAACAGTCTTAGCCATTGCCTCAAACGGATTCACAGCGCCCATCACACGAGGGGCAGCATCACGGTTGCAGAACATGATGTTGTTGATAGTAACATCATCCAGAGTGGCGAACCGACGACCCAGACTGCTCATATAGCCAAGTTCGGTGACAGTCTTCTTTGCATCTTCCAACATCTTCTTGGTAAAAATCGCCTTGGGACGCTTATAGTTTGCAGGAGCAACAACTTTCTCGAAAGCAGTAACGGCTGCATCCACGTTCATACCCTCACTCAGATTTACCAGCAAAGTACCGATAGCGGTGTTACGGATACGAAGCTGTCCTATATCGCTCCACGCCGGTGCCAACCAAACATATGCGGCCTTGTTCTCAGTCGGAGTATTGTCGTATTCGATTTTGTTAGTCTTGAATACCTTGACGACGTTTTCAAATTCCTTACCACGATACAGACTATTCTGTGCAATCAGCTCCAGAACAGTATCAACAGCATCCATGGTCAGTTCTTCCAGAGAACGCTTATATACGTTTGCGGAATCACGCCACTGAGCCATCTTGGTAGCAACGTCATCAGGCCGCACAATGAAACGCTGCGGAATCTTGACTGCGAAATGGTCCCAAGTATGCACATCCTTGTGATTTTCATCGTACTCGTAGTTCATCTCGGTGCCGAACATATCGCCAGAACCAATCATATTGCGACTGACAAAGTACGGATTCACAATAGTGCGGCTCTTCACATAAGCATCCAGGGCGTCCACAACAGGCTGATACTTGACAGACTTTGCATCAAAATCCCACACAGTAATCATTTTTCCATCATCAAACGCTACTAGCTTGCCGATATTCTTCACGAAACGGCGGCAGCAGGAACAGTCATACTCGCGCCGTTTACGGAACAACTCATTCGTGCCAGCCGGGAAGCTGTCGAGATACAGATTGTACAGTTCATCCTCGTCTGCATCGGTGATAAACAGAGGGTTTTCGCCCTTCACCATCTCATTGAAGTGGTCTTGCAGCAGTGCACGAAATTTCTTGAAATCAGACATTGTTATCATTCTCCATTCAAATAGTATTTTATGTATCCTGTGTTATATAGTTACAATGTTAAAATCAAGGGGCCGAAGCCCCCTGTTTTTAATTTTTGTGGAAGTATTCGATCCAGCCCTTGTATCCTTGCCGGAAACTAATGTAGGCAACCTTGCTGCACTTTCTTCCGATAATGTCCGCAAGAGGATCTTTACCATTTCCGAAACTAAGTTCTGCAAGATTAAATTCTGGATGAGTTTTACAGTAGTTATAAACCTTGACATACTCGCCGTTTCTGGTCAGATGTCTTCGATCTAAAGCCTTTGAATGATATCTTCTTTCGAGAATATCATTCAAGCGCGTGAAATAACTATGAATTGTGTTTGTAGACATTCTTGAATCACTGTCTGCACCAGTTCTATCCTCTGTTTTGCGAAGGATGTAATCACCATTTATGACATAAAACGTTCTGTATCCACCCATATTTGGAGCATCGTATTGTTTCATTTCATAACACTGCTTGATGATATTCATCAATCTCGCGTCAACACCGGTCTTATTCAAAACAGTACGTGATTCAAAGTCAACATCGTTAATCGTCAGATTAGAAACTTCTTCAGAAGTAAGGCCAATCCAGTACAGCGCAGCAATCACATTCATACGAATCTGATATGGTTCTTCATACTTATCCAAGAAATCAACAAACTCATCAACTGACGCAAAATACTTGTCCTCGTACATATTGTCTGAACTCACATCGCTTTCCGAGAATTCAGCTAAGTCATACATGCTCGCTCGATCCTCACTTTTGATGTACCCTGTAATTATCGACTTTACATTTCTGAACGACCGACTTGAGTTCACCCAATTGTATTTAGCAAACATCTTTACAAAATCATCTTTTGTAAAGTCAAACAACTCATACCCATGTTCAGCCTCATAGTCCATAACGTGACGCAGTGTCGATATAACAAACTCACCGCTTCTATCAGAATACTTTTCGGCAAAAGCTTTGATTTTTTCTTCAGTAAGCATAGTGGCACACTCCTTCTTATTATGTAGTGTACCATTAAACCTGAGAACAAATCAAGCAAATGCGGCAAAATTCTGAAAATCTATAGTATGTTGTACGCCACTCAGGAACGCTGCGAGCAAAAACGGTTCATCCTTGCATCTTGCCATTGCGATCATATTCATCTGACACTCCGACAAGACACCAAGTTTCTTGATGAACTGTCCTTTGTTAAGTGTATCAGTCTCTTCGCAGAGAACGATACTATCAACCTCTAGGAACTCACAGTCTTCCTTTGAGAGTAGAACATGAACCGGAGAACGCTTATACGTTCTTGAAGATAACGGATTCCCCTTGATTGTTGGGCTGAAGAGGTTACGCTTGTTGTTACTTGTCACAACGAACGGTCGAATGCCGCGCTGCTGATGACCTGTCGCATTGGATAGATCAACCAACCAAACCTCTCCGACCTTTGGGTCAATATTGTTATCCATAGTCATTCTCCTCTACAATGATGTAGCTCCGTTCCATAGCTACATTATACAGGATACAATTACAGAAGTCAAGAGGTTTTTGAAAATATTTTTAGTGCCCGTACAACTCAGGATTCTCTGATACGAACACACTGGTATTATCGAAGATCATCTCATACGCTTTCTCTGCACAGCCAGACCTAAGTTCAATTCTCCTTACTTCATGGCATTTTTGTCGCAACTCGATGTGACTCTCATTTCCGAAGAACCCCACGCCATTAACAATCCCACCCGTCTCTACGCCAATGTCGTCAATCTTTTTGCAGATCATGTGAATATCCACACCATTACAAACAAAGCAGACCCACACTCGCTTTTTTCTTATGTACTTTAAAAAATCATCAACCCGTATAACTTTCAAAACCTTTCTATCGCTCATCAAGAATAACCGCCTTCCGCTCACACAAACAACTTTCAAGATATATTATACACAGCCTTTTGTTTTAGTCAATATATTACACATCTTTTTGTTGTATTATTTATCAAAATTTTAGATGATGCCATTCACTCAGCATCATCCACAACCAACTTCGAATCATAATAGAACCTATGTGCGCCAAATTGTCCAGCAAAGGTTGCTCCACGCTCGTGCCAACTGCCGGGAGCTGCAGTCGGGGTTACAAACCATTGAATAGGTTTGTTTGAAATTTTAGCACCATAGTCAAACACCATAGAGACAGCCAGCTCATTCTCTGCCGTAACCTTCCTATTATATAAGGAACTATAACCATACTTCTTAAAGACCTGCTGGATGGTTAGACCATCAAGTACAGCGGAATCATAAAGACATTGAGCAACGGCCATCTGGCCTTCCAAACTGTCAGCACCTGCTTCACAAGCAACAATCTGCTCTGCAAGAGCACGCTCATCATCAGTGAGTTCATGTTTACCCTGGCTAAAGTTCACCACCTTCGTCTCAACGATTTCCTTTACAAAAATTGTAGGTTCATCGTTCTCATCTTCTTTTGTTGCCTGCGTAACATTATGAACTGATTGATCATTATAATATGTATATGTGCCTCCAACTTCAGTATTCGGTAACGCTTTTATTACTAAATTCCCTGCCAGCAGGCACATTATACACACAATAGCAACGCTTTGCTCACGATTTGTTAACAACTTATTAGTGATAAATAAAACCTCCTCTCAACTTTCAATCTCCCAATCGCCTGCATTAAACTCAGTTGATGGATATACACAACGATCCGACATGAAGCACATGATATTCTGCCCTGTCCCATAAAAATCATAATCAATAACTTTCATTGTGTCCCCGTCTTCGGCCATAATAGTCTGTCCAACTTTTAAAACATCAAAAGTTTTCATAATATCACTCCTAAAATATTGGTTTTATAAGCTGCGCAAAAATTCATACAGCTCAATTTCACCTTGCAGCCAAATGACATCTCCGCCAGCCTTCAAATACACCGAATAGACCTTATCAGGATGCTCGAAGATGGATTCTACCTTCTTAGCTGCGTTCCTATCAATAAGTACACTACTCATAGTCTTATTCTCCTTCTTTAAAACGCATATCCACGCACATTATTATGCAACGGCGGTTCAATCTCAAATGCCTTGTCGCTCTTGGCATCATACTTAAACCACTTCGTCAGCTCGGCCACAGGATAGAATCCTTCTTCGTACCCTTCAATAACTGCATAGTTGTAGCAGTGTTCAAAGACATCAGCCACATTATCAATCACAGACTGGATAGCTTCTTTCAAATCCGTGAAGTACCCAGCAATCCAACTATCATCTGGCATCCAATAGATACCTTTGGTATTTGATACCGGCGAGCTAAATTTCGCATTCTGCTCATCCTTAAACGAGTCAATCATTGTTACAGTATAAATCATTTTAAAACACCTTATTATCAAAATGTACTCTATCTTCAACTGATTCCTGTAACCATACAATCCATTCAAATTTATTCTTTGGATAACGATCTGGATACTTCTGAATGTTCTCAAGAAACTTTTCAAGCCCCATAATGTCTATCTTTCTAATTGCGTCAAGTCGAGTCACTTCATGTTTGTTCTCTTCATGATTTATTTCGCTCATAATATTTTCCTCCATTAAATCTTAGTTCTTATCTATTAAGCAGTTCTTTGATGTAAAGCGTTTCAAAATTTTTCAGATTAGGATATTCATTTCGAGCCATTCTCTCTGCCTGTTCTTCAACACTCAAAATACTTTCAAAGTCATCATCTACATCAACAACATAGCACATACACTCATGGTCATGCTTATCATTCCAACCTTCAAAAAGAGCAACAAACTTTTTCATGATATATTTCCTCCTTAAATCTTAGTTCTATTGTTGTGCTTAATTTCTTCTTCAATCACAATGTACGGAATGCCCTCCAAAGATGATCTAAGTAACGCAATCACCGCTCTGCCAGACTTTCCGTCTGCCAATTTCGATACATCTTTCAACTTTTTCAAGACATCTTCTCGCTTCACATACTTACCCATTATGATTCTCCTTAAATCTCATCATTTCAAATAATGCGCCGGAGCATCTTTCATAAGAAGTAAAACAATCTGCTCGTATCGTTTATGCGCTTCTTCTGTAATGGTGTATTCCAACGCTCTCACATCAGAAAACTGTAGGTTTTCTGCAAGAATTTTGAGCGTTGAAGTTGGCTCCAACACTCCATTTCCATTCTTGAACTCGTAAACGCTCTTGCACAACGCAACCAAATCATTATCACTAACATGGGCGATATAGTTGTTCATTTCTCCGTAAGTCATAGCAAATCCATCCTTGTTTTCAACTTCTATCAATATTCTTCTCTCGTCGATTTTGGAAAAGCAATATTGCAAACTGCCTCTCTCCTTCGCTCATAGTAAGGACACTCTCCATCGCCTTTTGTTTCAGTGTTCACATTTGGATGAAAGGAATCCATACACTTGTTATGAACGCGGCTCCAATCTGCACAAGTCTCACATGATTTTTCAGTACAAAACATTGCATATTCCTCCTAAATCTCATCTTTTTATCGTTTTTCTGCATAACTACAAAAATCCTCTGGCTTGGTATATACAGCATTGGAATTATCAAGAGTAAAATGAGCACAGCTGCATGATTCTCCTTGCTTATCCCATGTATTCCAAAGGTCGCAATCCTTGCAGCGAACAACTTTGATTGCATCCACCTCTGGGACTTTATTTAATCGGCTTCGCAAGGTTCTGTATAATGTCTCCTTGTTAGAATCCACTTTATCAACGCCAATCATTGGTTCATACATCCCACAGCGAATCCATTCTTGTTGATAAAAGGCATCTGCGTCAATAATTCTTCCCATGGCATTTCACCTCTTTTTTTATCTCAGCTTTTATCAGATGTCTTTCCACCACTCGGAAATATCATCGTCGTTAATTTCTTTCTTTGTTCCGACCTCACGAAAGCATTCGCAGACACTATCCCAAATTGCAATCACAAGATCACTACTTCTTTCAAGAGTATGCCCGAAGTAGTCCTTGTAATAAAGATTAAGCATAAACGATTTACCATTCATTCCATAAGTTGGAATTGGTTCATCAACAACTTTAATCCACATATACACTCCTAGAACTTAACTTTTATCAACTCGTTTATTCCAAGCATTTACTGCATCCAAAAGCATATTATTATCTGGCATTCCACAATTAACAAGATTATCATAATACGCTTTTGTTCTCAGTCCACAATAATCACATATGACTTGCGCTCTCAATTTAAAAAGCGTTGCTGGACCACCACAACATGGGCACGATTTCAAATCATACATTTTGACCATCCCTTCCCTGTTCCATTTCCAGCCGCTCACTCTGATCATCAGCAATAGACGTCACTTTCAGTAGTCCCATTACAAAAATCCCAAAAGGAACAAGCAGTACAAAGTAAAATGCAATAAACGATATTATCATAATCCACATTATATTAACCTCACATTTCTTTTAGCTTAAACATCTTGTGCTGAGGTTGCTTAAATCATACACCACATGAATGTAATTTTCAATCCAACAATTTTATTTTCCAAAATTTTACTAATAATCCTACGTCATCAATAGTTATATCATCGGTCTACACATCATTTTGTTAAATATCCACAAGAACCCGGATTTTATCACCCTTGTCCATTGCATCCTCAATCTTGCCATTGATGGAATCAATTTCTCGCATCAGCTTACAGCGATAATTCCCATCCTTATCAAGTTTGAAACACAAATCCTCATCACCACTCTTGTAACCCATGTAGCATCCAGAACAGTACAGGCTCGTCGCATCAAGCGCATCTTGGATAACTCGTGCTTCATTGAGAGTCAAATCAATCTTCATCTTGTTTCTCTCCAATCAAACTTCTGACCACAATCTCTGCAATAGTGATCATACCTACTTGTAATTACCGTATTGCATTTTGGACAACGAAAACTTCCACACTTTGGATCTACAACAACTATTTCACCCTCAATACGGCTGAAATAGTCATCAAGTACATCACTTAAAATCATTTTTCCACGCCAGCCGAGATCATTCTGTTGAATATTCTTCGTGAGAATTCGATATGCGCTAATGATTTCACGCTTTGTGTATTTCATGTTTTACTCCTCTACCATATCTTTATTTACAGTATTCCATATCTCAGTCGAAACACTTTCATTTTCATCAGACAGACGGTTAACCCAAGCATTCAGTACCTCTCTGTACACCGTCATATTCGGGCAGAAGTAGCTGTTTGTAAATACCGGCATATCATCATTACACAGAATTCTCATAACGGCAGCGCACACGGCTGCGGATCTTGATACGCCAGCACCACAATTCACACAGAACCAATCCGTCTTATCTTCTTCATGGTTATCGAGAACAAAATTCACAATATTCTTAGCTTGAATATCAGTGATACAGGTGCCTTCTAAATCAGTAGTGCAATCATCAAACTTCAGCGGTAGAAAAGTAATATTGCCCTCACACTTATGGAAATCAATATGATGGCCATTAGCTTCAGTGATCGAGATAAACCGAATCCGTTCAAAATGTGGCTGTCGGATAAAGTCTTCTGCGTCTTCTGCGCTCATCACCGAGAATTTCCATTTTCTTCGATACATAGTAATAATCATTTTGTTTTCCCTCCACAGAATTTAGGTTTTATTGGTAATTTTCTCTCGAATACCATTCATGTCAAGAACAGTTCTCGTAAACTTCGTATCGTTATACATCTGTGCCTTCACATCATCTCTTTTTAATTCAAGGAGACATAAAATTTCCATTCCGCTAAAGCCATCGTTGTTCGCATTACATCTAAGACTCCCATCTTCAAGTTCCGTCCAAACTACTTCATACTTTTTCATAAGACCAATCTCCTTTTTCATCAAAACACAAACGGATTATTATTCACTGTTATTATCAGTACTACATTCAAAACAAACATCATAAATGCAGTCATTCTTTATCACCTCAATCTCTAAACTCAATATCTACAACAATGTTTTCTGGCTCCGTCATGTACATTCGTGCCAGCCGTTCTACCATTAGCTCCCTATCTCCTAATTTGCTTTCTCGTAAAATATACGAAGCAACTCGCTTACCTCTGTACAAAAATACAGCCCAAGCACTTCTTTTCAACGGATTTGAAATAAAAGTCATTCCATTGCTTCCTCCAGAGAGGTGGTCACGTCACAAAAATCAAGATCCAGAGCACCAATCATATCATCCAGAGTATCCACAGCATCAGACAGATTCGTGCAAGCATCATCTGCTCTATCATACCGCTCACTTCCCTGCAGATTCTCCGGCATGTTATCACGATACTCTTCTTCTTCCCACTGAATATCCTCAACGTCTGATTTTACACTTTCGATCTCCGACACAAGCTCTTCTAGCTTCTTACGGATGGAATCAAAACGGTCGATGGTCTGCTTAATAGCTTTTCTACGAGTGTTATTCATTTTCAAGTCTCCTCTCAATCTACAATACCAAGCTTGCAAATGTTTTTCGGATCAGTGATATAGCCAAACGTCAATGTATTACGAAGATATCCTTTGTACTCAAATCCACGGTCACGAGCTGCCAGACGGCACACATCTCGAATCGCAGATTCTCTCGGCCAAGAGATACCAGCCAGTTGATACTTCCACTGAAGATCTCTCAACTTCTGCCACTCAATCACAGGCTTTTTCTCATCCTCGAAACACAAGCCGTTCTGCACGGCATATTTCAGAGCATCGCACCGTCTACTCTCTTCTGATGTGCAAGTTCCCCACTCATTTTCCAGACGGCGATACGCCCTATCAAACGGTGCTTGCTTCACTGCATCAATACCAAACGCTGCACCAAGCAAACCCAAACCAAATAAAAGTCCCATTTTAAACCTCCATTTACGCCGTTTCTAACTCTCTTTTTACCAATGGACGACGTTTTGTTGCATTTTTTAACCAGTCGTTTCCGCTAGGAACTTGCCTATCCACTCTTGTATTACGGCCACTCCCTATCGGACAAACCCGGCGGTAATCATCAGCAGTCTTGCAGCCAAGAGATTCCGCTTCATCCAAAGCTTTTCGTACATAAGCCCATGTGCTACCACCGAGATCAGAACATTTTCCAATCACAGCAAGTACAAGTTCATCGCCCATGCGTTCAACATATTCTGCCAAAGCTTTTTGACCAGTAGCACCAAGCTTCCCGATATTCTCTCGGAAAACATCCTCGATAGGTTTCGTCTTTGTCGTCCCATCACAAGACGAAGACGATATCTTATCTTTTTCTTTCTCTTTTTCTTTTTCTAGCTTGCTTTTGCTTTCGTTTGCTTCGCTTTGCTTGCGTTTGCTTTCGCCACCAGCTTTTCCAGAAATACGCTTACCTTCGATGTATTCAGCATCTTTAATTAAATCTCTCTTTATAGCAGGCCACACATACCGCTCATTTCCGTTGAGTTCAGGCTCCGTTCCAGACGATTTATATTTCATCATCGCCAGTACCAAACGCCCCACCTCAGCAGCACTAAGTGGTTCAAAGTAGCTCTCGTAAGTATCCCAGATTTTAATATAAGTATCAGCCATCATACACCTCAAGAATTCTCACTATGAGTATTCACACCATAATTGATTCCAGAGTAATATCTCTCATCCACTTCTGAATCAAGACCAATATAATGAAGAGTGATTGCCTGACTACTATGATTCAAAGCGTGCTGAAGCCAGGCCAGAGCCATAACATCATCACGGTGCTGTACCATAAACTGATAGCCGAATGTCTTACGGCAACTATGTGTTCCAAGATTATATGGAAGAGCCATATCCTTTTGAACCTTTTTCATAATTCGTCCAAAACTATCCACATCAAGCGGCTCCCCGGCTACCTTTGGATTTGCCTCGTGTGTATACATAATTCCAGTCTTTTTACTAATTGATGTCCCACCTGTGCTCCTCAGTGAATTGCGAGAGCTGCCTTTACATGACGGGAAAAGCCAATCGTCATAATGGAGCTTAACTTTATTGATATAAGTAGAAATCACTTCCAAAGCAGATTCTGGAAGAAAAACAATACGGTATTTTCCAGTCTTTTTTTCCTTCATTCGTATTTTTGCATTTGCATTTACTTGCAACTTTCCATTTACCCTCTGCGTTGTAACATCTGAAACCTTAAAACGAAGCAAATCGCTTGCACGAAAACCAGTACATACACCAACATTAAACAAACACCAATCACGGTACATCCCACGATTCCAAAAATATTCCGAAATTCGTTTAATATCCTCTACATCTTTAATAGGCTGCACCGTTCCATTACAAGCTTCCTTGCGTTTGATATTATAGTTCTTCGCCTGGTTATGTTTCACTTTGGGAGCAGGATCAACCTTTGGCGGATTAAACTCAACTGCGTTATTTTCGTTCTTTTCAGGTACTGCGTTCATATTTGCGTCTCCTTTAGATTCCATATTTTAAACAATACTTTCCATAGGACAGTCCTTCTGCATCTGCCATTTTTGCAATTTCAATAAATGTCGGCTTATGTTTCTTTTTATTTTTACATCTAATATCCTTTTCTCTATCCACAATCTTTCTGCAATTATCGCAATAAAGCTTTCCACACTTTGGCCCATACCACGTGACACCACATCGTTTGCATGTTATATTTCCATATTTCATCATGTTCTTATACCTCAAATTCATCAATCTTCCAGTGGTGACGATAATAATTTTCACCACTACAAACAACAGATGCTTCCGCAGCTTCGCACCATGTTTCATCATCACTCACCGGTTGTAAATCATTCTTGCTTTCATTAAACAGGAATACCATTTTATCAATTGCTTTGATTCTATCCTTTGTGACCATAATCACATTATCTTCTGCGTAAAAATCACTAGAATCAATACATTCGTGCAAAACATAAACCTTCATTTTTATGTACCTCAATTCTTTTCAAATTGCCCCTTCATCAGCTGCTTTACGGCTTTCTTAAACAACGCGAGGTTCTTTTCGTTTTCAATAAACACCTTAGTCTTCGGATTCGGTGCTTTACCGTGAGCTTTTTCATAAGCAATAAACAGATTATTCATCTTCTTATAACCAATATGTTCGTAAATCAGAGTGTAAGTGTGCTTGTATTGCGGCTTATCATTAAGCTTTTCTGCCAAAGGTAACAGAATCGGGATAAGAATCTTCGCCGTTTCGCTCTGTTTCTTGGGCTTTTCTTCCGCAACCGGCTCAGACTTAACTTCATTAACTTCCACCTCAATCACAGGAGCATCACAGACAGCCACTTCAGGAGCTGCTTCAATAGTTTTCGCTTCAGGCAAAGCTTTCCGTTCAGTAGCTTCTTCCTTCTTCTTATTGATCGCTTCGGTATACAGATCCTCAACCAGAGCACCAAAGATAGACTTATACATTGTGCTTGCTTCGACCACATCAATCGTAGGAATGTAACCAGTACGACCAGTTCTTGCGCAATACTTTTTACGCTCTTCCTCGATAACGAAGGTATAAACACTATTCATGTATTCGTAAACATCACGAAACACATCTTGAACCTTCATCTCATTGATTTCCGCAATCACATTGATACGTTCATACATCTTCTTACGCCAGTCACTCACCACATCCTTACGAGGAGTAAAGTTTCTAGTAGAACGAATCGCATCATCCATCTGCTTGTCCTTAATCTGATGGACACACTGAGATACGCTACTAATCACATTCAGTGCTTCATTGCTAGTAGCACGAGCTTCCTCAATCTGTTCACTAAGATCTTTACGGGTGGAATCGAGTTCACTCTGAAGATTCTTCATACTATCAAACAGAGCGTGAAGTCTTACATCAATAAACTCCTTGCTCAATGCAGCATCCATTTTAGGAGTAGCCAGAACAGAATCACCACGCATCAGAGATTCCATAATATCCCAGCAGAAATCCATAAACGCATCTGCCTTCGGCTGACGAGACAGACGACAGATTTCCATAACACCACGCAAACTGTAACAAATAATTTCACGCTCTTTCGTGATTCCACCTTCAACTGTCGTCAAATTGACGACAGTTGATAAGGAGTCAAGACGGTCTGCATTACGCTCATGAATCTTTGCAATATATTTCCGAGGTTCTTTACATTCCAGTGCTCGCCCAATCTGTTCACGGGTCATATAATACTGATGTTTATCATTCTGGTACACATCCACATTCAGTGCACCAAAGGGCTTAGAGGTTATAACGGTCATAGGATTGTTAGTAGCCATTTTGTTTTACTCCTTTTTCATTCATTTAATAACGTATATACGTTGTTATTTTGTTACTGATTTTTCATAGAAGAACTGTTTTATCAGATTGTGACATAATACCATCCAGTATACTTATCTACACATCCCATTCTCTTATCTTCTTCTGGATCATAAAAACCGGTAGCAGATATTGCTCGTCCAGCCTTTTCATCAATATAATCAGCGACTTTCTGTGCATCTTCATATGTTTTGCATAGAATATTCTCACCATCACACCAACGATCACAACCATCTTCTGGACAGCAAGGCATATTTCTTACAAAGCGATTCCAAACATCAAAAACATGATTTTCAAATTCACTCATAATCGTCACCTCAAAACTGATACTTCCAGAACAACTTTGCATTGCCTGTAATTGTTTGTAAGTAGCTAATGTATTCATTAAAGGAGCTCACACCATTCATTTTCATACTACGTGCTCCAACAGCTCGTGCAGCAACCTTCGGATCATAATCAACAGCGTCAATAAATGCGCTGTCAATCATCTTCTGCTCAAACATTTTGATTTCGTTAGTATTCATTTTAATTCTCCTTACTCAAAATCCCACCATGCGTTAATAGACGTATTCGGAACATAAACCTCAAGCATATGATGGCCGTCACGAATCCATTCAGGTTCATAGCCTTCATCTCGCAGTTCTTTCATCAGACTTTCAAAATCATTATTAACAGACTCTACCGCATCTTCCATTGTTTTATATTCTACACGGTAAGGACCATTACACATCGTATCGTCATAAACAACCGTAATCATAGTCACATTCCCTTTTTATTCAATTGTTGCTCGTATTCTTCGAGTTCTTCATAATCTTCATCTGTGAGATAATCGTCGATTTCAATGTCCAAAAGGATATAGCACTGTGCCTTTAAAGCAACATACGCATCATCTGCACTCATTCCATTTTCAATAAGAACCTGTGCTGCTTCCATAAGTTTATCATTCATAGTTCGTTCCATTTTTCTAAAACCTCGATTTTATTTAATTTCAATATTCATTTTGCTAAATAAATATTTAACAGATTCTTCAATTGCATCAATAGACCAAACATTAGGATTACACACACCAAGAATTTTATCGCCAGAAGCATTATCACGTGCATCACAAAAATGCCACCAACTATTATCGCCAGCATCATATTCATAATAAACATCCACATCAATTTCGGAGTGACCATCTACATGATATTTAATCTGATCTTTATCATTAAATGTATCCGGTTTGTATCCACGTCCATTCCATCTACATGGGTTCATCTTGCGAATAAAATCTCTTGCAATTTCATGTGTAGTCATAACTCTCACCTCATGTCGTCATAATTAAAATCTGCCATACGTTCGTCCTCGTTATCAAAAACCTTAATCAAATCCCACGGATGAAAGGTTTTTCCATCGACTGAGTTAAATGCAAATGCAGTCATGTGCCCATTTTTATCCATTGAAGTCAAAATAACAATGTACCCAGACTTTGTTTTAAATTTAAAGAAATTTTTATTGAAGAAACTTTTCATCATAACATTCACTCCCTCAATTCTCCATCCTCGTAATCAAAAACATGACAACAATCTTCGCAGCCTTTCTTATACAGGTCGGTTTGAATCTTATCATTTACTGCATCTTGCTCAATAACCATAATTAAATCGTTCCACGAAAATGTCTTTCCGTCTTTAGAGTAAAAAATCAGCATACCCGGATAGCATTCTTTGTCTGCCGACCCCGTGGCAATCAACCAACCATTATGAATTTTGATTTTGAAATCATGTTCATTAACGTTAATCATTCGTCTTTCTCCTTTATATTATTATCTTATCTTCACCAAGCGTTTCGGTTTCATATGTTGTATAGATAAGCTTTGTCGGCTTGCTGTAACACGTTTTCATCCAGTCAAGTTCTGCATCACGTAGCTCTTTTGTGGGATAGACTTCATGCCCTCTATATGTATCACCGTACATAAAGTATCTGACAGAGTATTCAAGATGGTAATACATTATTTTTCTCTCAGCTCCTCGCACGCTTTAGCAATGATAGCAAGACCATTACGACGAAAATCAGCATTGTAAGGATTCTGTGCTTGAACATCTAAATGGTACAGCAATTTTTCCAAATCAGAGCTATATTCAACGTCTGCTGTTTTACAAAGGACCTCGGCCATCGCTTGAGTGTCATATTCCATAATAAAACTCTCCTTTTACATCAGTTTGTCAGAAATATCAAACGCTTTCCAAACCCAGCTGTATTCATCTGTATTTACAGAAGCAGATAGGCCATCATTTCTAATATTAATATTTGCTTCTGGCAGATCACAAATATTTCTATAGCATTCAGTTGCATCATCCTTAATAAATTCTGCTGCTTCTTCTTTGCTATCGAAAAAATCAGGCTCAAAAATTTCACCATCACAACTACACTCAATAACGCACCACATAATATTCTTCCTTTTACACACTCACATTCTCGTAAATCCAGCCAACGCCTTTACTATGGAACTCATCTACCCAATGAAACCATTCATCCTGTGTGAAATTGTCAACGGGAAAGCCTCTCCACTTCTGATCAAGAACTAATTCTCCACGTTCGTTTTCAACCCATGCAAAATCAGTGTTCTCCTTCCAAAGACGTTCAACAAATTTGTCACAATCATCTTTATTTTCTCTTAGTTTTAACATCCATTGTGCAGTAAGATATGTGCTATCAAAAGACTCTGCGACAGCACATGGACAGTTCTTACAAGACTTCTCAATGCATGACCAACAAGGCCCACCGTTGTAACTCATACTTTAAACCTCATAACTTTCTTCCAGACAATCAATCAAATCTGCTACATACTCACCGATCTGATCACAATTTACATTTTTGTATTCCGCACCAGAATTTCCATTATCGCTGATATAGACGTTAAATAAACCCTTTCCAACACGTTCAATATCAATGTCAATATTCATCTTCATGCTTTTACACCTCATTGAGAATATTTTCATCCGAAAATTTAAACGATATTATACTTTACAAACCAAATATTCAACTCATCTTCCGACATCGAATCGATTGCAATATCCACTCGGCGTTCAATAACATCATCATCCTCGTCTTCATTCAGTTTATAACCAACAAAGTTTTCAATTGTATCAAATCCATCCATAAAAAGCTCACGCTTCAGAAGTTTAATTTTTTCCATCATATTTTTATCCATTTCCTCTCATAAAATAAAATTATTATAGGTTTTCCAAAATTTTAAGATATTCAGGGTAAAGATCATCAATAATAACTTTCTTTTCCATATCATCCAGCTCACCGTTCATAAACGCCTTGCTCTGTTCTTCATTTTCAAGTTCTAGGTACGTCCAGATACTTTCGATTCCGATTCCATTTCCATGGACTACTTCGCCATTTTCATTGATATGCGCATAGATTTCCCAGACCTCGCAACCGCGATCCTTAGAAGAACATTCACTGTAATCAATTTCAGTGCCGTTCTCCATAACCTTTTCGGCAAACTCTTCCGCTGTAAGTTTCTTCATGATCCATGCCTCCTTAAATGTTATCAAAGTTATAAGTAACAGTAACAACTTTCTCTGCTTCACCGATATTACACCGATCTTCCTTTAATGCTGTTTCGAGACCACATCCAGCGCTGTATGCAATACCATTTTCAAACACATCAGTACCGATAAATCCAAATGCCCTATCGATTTCTTTCCACTCTCCGTGTTCTTCTCGATAAAGTGTATAGCCGTAGTTTTCACCAGAAAGATAATCGCTGTAAATCTCAACTTCATCACGCATGATTCGTTCCGCTTCGTTTTTGGTCTCATCAGAACCATCTGTAATAGCGATTACAATCCAGCCAACATTGCTATCGTCCCATGAACCTCTAAACCGTGTGTCGCAATCCATAGACAAGCCAGAGTGGTCATGTAACCAGAGTGGAAGCCATGCAATATGTTTTTCGAGAAGGATCTGACAATCTTTAATAGAAAAATCTCCACGAACATATGTAATGATTTCGTTATATTTCAATCCAACACACATCGGATTTTCCGAAACTTTTTTATCAGATAGAATTCCAATATCACAGATTGCATAGCGTTTTTCATCGATATAATTTTCATCGACAACAACACAAGTATCTTCCAACTTCATATTTAGAAGTGCATCCAGAATTTCTTCATCAGAACAATACTTGTAAACCAGGTCATTCCAAAACTCTTCCGGTGTTTTTTCATCAATCTTATCACCCAGATTGTATCGAGAATGGAAACAGGCCATTGTGGAATCATGGTCATCCCACCAACGAGGATTATTATCTGCTTCATCATCGTGCTGGATATGCAAGCAATACAGATTATCACCGTAGATCCACTTTATGATTTCATTGTCGTAGCAATACAGGTTTTTCATATCTAAAATCTCCCTTTTACAAAATGATTCCGTAATTCTTCATTTTTTCGATTATTTCAATAGACTTTTTAATTCCGTTTGCTTTGCCATAATACCATGTCATTCTCTCTTCATCGCTTTCTTTTAGTGCAGTGTAAGCAATATCTTGGCAATAAGAATATTCGTCCTTCAAGGCATTGATAATCTTTTCAACATCATTCATAGACATTCACCTCTTATGCACTAGCCTTTTCTTCAAAAGCGTACCAATCAGACCAAATCTTATCGACCTCTCCGTTCTTAAAACCGTTCTTATAATCGGTGAACTCAACATAATAGTTACTGGTCCACTCATTCAGAGCGTGTTCATAGATAGCTGCAACACCACGCTTTGTTTCAACAACAAAACTATCAACCAAAACACCTTCGACATAAGCACCAGTGTGTTGTGCTTTATTCTGGTGCATCCAACAGCCAAGAGCACCCGCATTAAGATAAAAACGAGTCATAATTTATTCCACCTCCATAAGTCTATTAGCTAATTCTTTCAACATTTCTTTAATAGCATCAGCGTCGTCAATAAGTTCTCTGACACTAGAAGGACAACCGCCTTTACCACGATGCCCCACCCACATCTCTGCGTGCTCATCAGCATCAAAATCACAGGCATACTCATAAACTGATTCAGGAAAATTTTCAACCTCCACACAAACGATTAAGTCCTCTCCTGCTGGAGAATAATTTTCAATTTCAACTCTGCCATCACCTGTATAGTCACATACGCGCCAATCCAGCGATTCCAAAACATCAATATATTTAGGGTGAATTTTCATAACTCATTCTCCTTTACTCTGCAATCACCATAGCAAGAACCGGCTCACCAGAACCTTTCAATTGAAGTTCCAGAATATCGCCATCATCCACGATTTCACACTTGTTTAGATAATCCTGAAGAAAAAACATCTGACATTCCTGCCAAAAGATTTCTTTCGGATCTTCATTCTCTCCTACGAACACATTCTTGTGATGAAAAGATTCATTCCAAACCCAGCCTTCACCATCAAAACAAGCGTGAACTTCCCTCAGATCCCACATGATCAGTCCTCCCCAAAAATATGACGCTTGTTAAGGTCATCACGGATAATATCTTCAATTTTATTTTTGGTATTATCATCGAGTTCTCCGTAAGGAGCATTATCAAGATAATAGAAGTAAATTTCATCTCCAAGATCCTTGTACATGACACTCACATAAAATCCAGCTGAAATTCCATTCAGTAAAGCATATCCAATACCGTATACTTCTGAATAATTGTTACCCATTAAATCCCACATAGTTAATCCTTCCAAAAGTTGAGTTTCTTTTTGATTGTCATCTCAATTTCGTCTTTATCACCGTCAGATAGAATCTTATTATCGTACTCGGAATAGCAAAACATAACGCTACGGCCATTATATTTATACATAACCATTGCTGTTTTTAATTGTTTGTCACGAAAAAAGGTTGCGCACCCAATCCCATATTTTTTAGAATATTCATTTTCAACTAAATCCCACATTTTATCACCTCAAAATCCCCTTGAGCATCTTTACCATACCTTCATAATCTTTATCATCTGCACCCAGCATACGAACCGTCATATCAAAATCAACTGTCTGGCAATCACTGAAATCGTATTGTTCGATATCGTTGCTACAAGTGTCAGGGTAATGTTCTTCGAGCCTGTCTTTCGTACAACAGTCACAGAATGTTCCAGAATAATAATCACTGGCCGACTCACCTGTTTTCATGTACACACGGATACCATCTGTGACAATCACTTTAGCGAACCGCTTCATATCTTCTGGCGTAAAGGTCTTATCCATGACATCATACGAATAGGTCATGTAACAAGTTTTATTAGGCTCATAAATATCCTGTTCCTTATCTGCACCAAACGCTCTAGCGTATCCACCAGCCCATCCACCACAAAACACAAGAATTTCTTTTCCTGCTTCGATAGCTGCCATATATTCCTCTTCAGGAATCGCTACAATTCTTCCGTTAGGAAAAATAAAGCCTTCAAATTCTCTCATATTATTACCTCATTTGCTCTTTTGAAATCTATTATAGAAAGATTTTTCTAGCTCCCAGAGAAATTTTTTCTGCGCCGTAATTTTATCAAGAACTATTTCTTTACAGTTGTTTAATTCAGGTTTCCCACTTGTTATTTTAATGATAGTGTCGATACTATGATTTAACGTGTCTTCCCATTCATCGAAAAAATTCATTATGTTATTGAAAACATTCTCGTCCATATTAAACACCCATTCCTTTATAGCCCATCATATGTAAACCTTTATGCTTCTTACGACGCATATCATAATAGATTGCTACCGTATTTTTCGGCATATTGTTTCTGAAATACTTTTCTTTGTATTCACACAATCTCTTATACTCGTCACTTTCACGATGAGCTTTCAGCTTTTCGCAATGGTCGTGGCAACCAGGATAACGCTCCGGTGCCACACAGTAACGGCAGGGATTAGTCATATTGCAAACTCCTTTTCTCTTGTAAACTTAATCACTAACGCATTCACGTTGGCCGCTTCCATCGTTGACTGCTTTGCATCCTCGTGATTGCCAGCTTTTAGAAAACTAATGCTCTGATCCATCAGCTTGCGCCGATAAGAAGAAAGAGCTGCGAGAACGATATTCTTTTCAGTGTTGGTCATGTTCTTTTTCCTCCTGCTCACGTTCCTTGTGAAATTTTCGCACTTCTTCCCAAAAATCAAACGGATCAGAATTGTGACAAACAAGCTCCATATATTCTTTTCTACTGTTAAGATGGTTTATGTTAGTATCCATTTTCTATCACTCCAATCAAAACTGAACCACTTCATGTTTGACTTTCTTCAGCATCTCTTTCTCTTGTTCTTCAAGACGCTCAACTTCACACAAAACATCACGAATACCAAAGATAATCAAATCCCGATCACGCTCACGTTCTGCTCTATGTGCGGGATTGTTTTTGCAAAATCCTTCGCACAAGTTGTTTTCTCTTGCAATCAAATTGTCAATCGCATATTTTAAAATACGCTTATCTTTTTCGGTCATATTTATCACCTCAATCATTGTAAAATATCTGATTTACTTGGTTTTTGTAACCGTAAATCAGTTCGTAAACACTATCGTCACTAATTTCTCTAAAAACTCTCTTTGCTTCTTCTTTTGTTACGCCATACATCCAGCAATAGGCATCATAAAAATCTTTCACTGTATACATTTTGCACACCTCACACCAAGTCTTTAACAATTCCATCTACCAATAACTTTAACTCTTAATTCGTCATTATCCCAAATTTCAAACCAATCATAAGACGCACCATCTTTATCTTTGAGAATATCTCTTCTGAGACAAGGAACAAGAGACAATCCGATTTCAATGCACTCTTCTAATTTTGAAGTCCAAAAAAGATCTCGATAATCGTCGTCGTCCTTGTTGTAAGCAGACAAGCAATACATATTTTTTTACCTCCGATAAAAGCATGATTTTAAGCCGTTTTGTAATTCGCACAGTTATTCAAAAACTGTAACACTTCATTTGGTGAAAGATACCCAGCAACATCATCCCAGGTGTCGTAGAGCTTATTTGTAACCCATTCGCCGCTTTCATTCCATGCGGCCACTTCTGCTGTATTAGAACTTGCTTCTTTTGAGAAAGAGAAGTCTTTGCTAAAATGATTATCGCAATAATTCCCAGCTCCCCACTGGACGCTTGCAGTAATACCATTTGCAAAAGTCATATTGAACCCTTTATTTAAGGTCGAATTAAACTTCTTCATGTCAAACACTCCTTTTAATATTTTTATGCTTTCGCATTGGTAGCGGTTATGTCTGCCCTAGTACCGCTAATCACCTAGCATCTGCCTCTCACACTACCCAGACTTGACTTCTTATGTAGTCCTCAATGTCTGCCGGGTATCCATTGCGCTGGATATACTGACACAGAACACGCTGCACATCTCTGTTGTCGCCATAATCCATAGCGATTGAAATATCTTCACCGTGAGTACCTACACCCAGATGTTCATACTTTCTGATTTCAAGGTAGAAGTCGTATGCACTGTAGTGCCTTCCGTCCCGGCGGTCGAGAATGGAATCAATAATCAAAGTTTTCACCTCTTAACCAAAAATATAAATTGCTGACGTTCTGGAAGTAACGGCATAATATGTTCCGGTTTTGTATCCTTTGAGTAACATTCCATTGCAACCATAAACACCAGAGGAATATCCGACCTGAGAAAGATAAGCTTCTCTTTTGATAATCTTTTCATAATCCTCATTGTTTGCACGAGTAACATCTTCTGCCATTCCAAGGGCAACCATATTCTTCAGTTCTTTCCGAGTGTACTTACGCATTTTCTTTCATCTCCTTTACAGTCTCATCGTCCCAATGAAATCCACGCTTTTCATAAAGCGGAATCCAATGAGCTTCAAAAAAGTCGTAGCCACAGCCATCAATACCGAAAACGTACTCAAAATCTTCCTGTTCGTAGATACGGAATCCGCAATCTGCCATTTCCTGAAGATGATTCTCAAGCCACCAGTTGTCGCACGAATCACTGAACTGCCACATCGTTCCCCACATCGGAAGAAAGTCGTCACGCTCGACTTCAAAATCATCCTCTCTGACATCAACTTCATCGCCAGTGCCGTCGAGATAAATTTTGTAGGTGTTATCGTCTTCGTTGTAACTCTGGATTTCACCGTTTTCGCCATAATGATCACCGCTAAAGATATAGACACGATCACAAAAAGACGGCGGTGTGATTTCAATAACGCCTTCACCGTTCTCTTCCAAATCGACCTTAGCAAGCTTTTCAATCACGCTCTGAGGAATCGCATTAAATTCCTGAACCCATGCGTAAGCTGCATCCTTTTTAGTTTTGTACATAGCCATAGTAGTTGACTCTCCTTTTCTTGCGTATCCTGTGTTATATAGCTATACGGTAAAAATAAAAGGCCTATGACGGACTGCCTTTTCTAGCTATAGAATACAGGATACCATTGCTTTTGTCAAGCACTAAAATGTAGATTTTGTTAACGTCACATTTTAATGCGTTGATACGTTTTATTTTTGCGAACATTTTGTGAACATCAATCTACATTCACTTCATCAGGCCGTGCCCACAAAACGTCCTCAATGGTATCGTCATAGATGATTTCTGTTCCATTGCTGTTCATAATCAACGTTACATTCTGATCATCTGCCGGTGTTTCCTCCATGCTTGCGTAAGAATACAGCCATTCCTCGCCATTCTCATCAACCACATGGATTGTCTTGATTCCGTTGCGAAACACCTCAATTTCATCCACACGGCCTGCCAGCACATAACGATCGTTCAGGCCGGTTTTCACAGGTCCTGCTGCATTAGCAGTCATACAGTTTGCCAAAATGGAAACACCAGCCACAATAGTAGCCAGGATAACGGACAGCTTATTCTGAGTAAGTTTCATTTTTTGTACTCTCCTTTTCTTATCAGTGACCCCAACGGCAAACAATAACACCGTTGATCCAGATTGAGACATTTGCCCCCTGCCGATACCATTCGACAGCTTCCCGGTGAATATTGGTGATAACACCGGTCTCATCATTCATGAACCATTGACCTTTTTTCATTGTCGTTTCTCCTTTACACTCTCATGCACTCATCAAGATAGATTCGTTTACCGAAACACTTGACGTATGCTCTGCCAGACGGTGCATAGACAATCTTCAAGTGATGGTAACTATGATATTTCTCATCTTCACATAGCGCACCAGACATACCATAAAGGTAATCGTCAATGCCGTATTCGATATCGCCATGAATCTGGAAACCACCACATCTGCCGTAGCTGCTATCATAAGCGGTTACAGGATGGCTCTTACAATATTCTCTTGCGGTCATATCAAACTCTCCTTAAAACATATCTTTTATTCTGACGGCATTCCAAAGACTTCAACATAAGCCTTTTTGACTGCCGTTGTGATATGCGAATCATGTACGTTATACTTATCGTACCACCCACAAATCGTACCAGAAGTGTACACATACCTGAGCAAATCCCACGCAATCCTGGTCAACAGGTCGTTATATTCATGCTCTGCAATGACGCTCTTAACATATTTCTGCCAAGCGTCTGCGTTAATCTTTTTCACATACTGAAAGCGATTAACGATATCAGGATAAACAGGATCGAGTTTCATTTTTGCCATATTCATTCTCCTTTACTCAAAGTTCTTGCAAAGACCCAAACCACCCTTTTCACGGGGCAAACGTCTGAGTGCATCACGGTGCGGACAGTCGATATTCTCACAATACCGACAGTTCGCGTTTTCTTTCTCCTGCTCTGCAAAGAATTTCTTTGCGGATTTCAGGTCACAAAAATAATGACCCTGGTCCCATGTGTAGGTATCCGGGTCAAAATGCCACGCCACAATATAGGGCTGATAGTGATTCTTTTTGTAAAACAACGCCGTATAAGCATTGCCTACTTCAAGAATATCAATATCTTCTCTGTTCATCAGTTCAACCACCCTTTCCACTCTGCTACTCCCATAGCGATAGCACCAATAACGAAAACCCACATCATAGGCGCAATACAACCTGCCTGATAGGCAGAGTAGCCGAAAAACATGAGAAGCGATTTCATAGCAGACATCCTTTCTCAGAAATCTTTTTCAAGTTCGCTGTATAAGATCTTTGCGATATACGCAAGACCAAAGTAAACAGGGCACAGAATCAATGCAATTATTCCAGCAAGAATTTCTCCAGAAACGAAAAGGAAAATTGCGTCAAAAAGTGCCACAATAGCCATGACGAAAAACGCCTTGTGAAGAATCGGGCTGATCTTGTACATAATACTTTCAAACATAACAAACATCCTTTCTTATTCAATCCAGCATTTTGCGGTACTGACGTATTCAACACCGGCTTCTGCCAGGGCTTCCTGATAGATTTTCACAAGCTCTGTGTCACCAAACGTTATGGCAACATCAAGAGCTGATTCAATAGCCAAAATTGCCATAATAGAACTCCTCTTTTATTGTGATTTTCTGACGTGTTTTCATTTTGCATATTCCGCATAATATTTGCATAATTATACAATTTTGAGCATAAAGAAAACGCCTTGCGATAAATTCACAAGACGTTGTTGCTAGGATTATGGGATTAGCCTACAATCTTAGGTTTCCCATTCTCATCAATGATGAGATTGCCATAAGTGTATGCTTCTGCACAAGCTTTCAAAACGGCGTTTTTCGTCGTTCCATTCAGCTCTGTTTTTGCTGTGAACGCATCAAAGAGATCAGGGGTAATCTGTACACCAACATTCTTTTTCTTACTCTTATCACGTTCGTATTCCTTGTGATAATCACGCTCTGCCATAATTGCACCGCCTTTTCTTGATGGTACAATTATATCATTCTGACGAATTGCTGTCAAACTCAAAGTCATCACCTTGCTTTCTTGCCAGATTTCACAGGGAACACGTCATTCAAAGGACGCATATCTCTGTTATCGAAATCACGGGCACAGCATCCAGTGCCGTCCATGTAGTACGACATTCTTTCATCCATGCGGAAGCTATGATTATTCATCAAGACTTCTTTGCCGTAGATCCAGCCGGAAACTGTGATGTATTCACTAGAGCCAAATACAACACACTGAGAACGCTTTTTCTGAGTCGGTTTGCCCGCCTCATTATAGCGGCCATCAAGACGTTTCTTGCTCTTATGATAGCGCAAAGAGCCCTCTGCATTAGCTTGTGACGCTCTGAGAAAAGCTGTTTCGCTCTGCTGCTGTTTTGCCTTTTCCATTACAAGACGCTTTTCTTTCTTACTCTGCTGATAGGCATTCCAGTCATAAAGGGAAACACTTCTTGAGTGATATGCTTCTTTAATGAAGCTAACAATCTTGCAAGGATGGATAGAAACCCATCCCATAGACGTTTTGATGAACATAGGCATAAAACCTGTTTTCATTGCGATAAACGGACGACTGACAAACACAACGCCGTTAAATGTGCCGTAAAGATCAAGCTCTTTGACTTCTGTGCCGTTATAGATGATAGAGTGCCCAGAAGTGTTCTGACGCACTTCTCCCATCGTATTCTGATAGGATTTCAAGATATTTCACCTCTTTCTTAGAATCCTGTTTCGGCTCATGCCATCATCAGGGGACGGACTTCTACCGCCCGACAGGGACAGACTTTTACCCGGTCTGTCAGCGGTGACTAACTCAAGCGGCAACTTTATTAGAACTTGCCTTGAAAGCCTTATCTGCTTCCTCAAAAGTCTTGCGTGCTTCTTCAAGTTTGATATTCCAAGAGCTGATAGTGTTCTTGATAGTATCAACAACGGCTTTCTTTTCGTCATAGACGGTCTGAGCGGACAGCATAGCCTTATTATGCTTCTCTTTGGTGGTATCCTTAATAGTGTTATCGCTTGCGTCTTTCTCACACTGAGCCTTGCACTTGTCAAGCTCTTTCTGAGCATCATTAAGGGCATTCTGAGCGTTGGAGAATTGAGAATTTGCCTTTGCCAAACGTGCCTTACAACGCTTCTCAGCAAGGTTATAATCCCGCTGATAATCCTCAAGGTAGACGGTCTGAGCTGCTACCGCTTCAAGCATAGGTTCAAGAGCCTTGACGAACTTGTTGATAGGAAGGTTGCTAGGGTTATAATCGCCGTCCATGTTAGGAAGGTATGCTTCCGCCATAGACAAAATCTTTCCACCCAGATCGGACGCTTCCGCCATCTTGAACGTATCGCCAAAGACGATGGTTGCAAGCTCATTCAGGCACTCATAGAAGTTATCGGTGTAGACCTTAATAATAGCCGCACTTTCTCCCTTGCTCTTGCTCTTGTTAAGATTGCAAGCCGTGTTGTAGACGTACTGGACAGCCTTGCCATATGCGTTGTACTCTTTTTCGTCCATGAGAAGGTACTCAGGCACTTTTTTAGGGTATGCCTTGAGCATGTTCAGACCGTTCTTGACGGTGTAGGAAATGAGCATCTTGCCATTGCTTGCATAGCCTTTTTTCTCAGAGCTTGCACGGCAAGATTTACGAATAGACAGACAGACGTTAGACAGGTTAGACATAGTATTATCTCCTTTGTTATGTTATAATGTATGTGTGATCGTACTTGCGACAAACTACTGTCTGTCGTTGTGGTACAGTACGCTTTTGATACAAGGTGCATACTGTTGACTATCCTTGCTAATCCTCTTAGGTATAGTCTACCTAGGGACCAGTGAAAGACTTGCGTCTAAAACATCTTGTTTGCCAATTTGACGGAATTTCGGCGTTTCACAACGTTCTACTTTAGCGTGTTTTTCAAGGTGCAAATTGTGACTTGTCGCACCGTACCAACAAAGCCCGAAAGTTTTGCCGATATGGTAGACTTCTAATCTTGACTTTTGTTGCATGGTTTTTCTTGTAATTAAACAAGTATTAAACCAAACAGGCTAAAATTAGAAGTCTTGACTTGTCAATGTGCTATTGGGTTTTGGGTTTTGCTTTTGGGCTGTTGCCCTTGAGCTTGACAGTATTGTATCACGCTTTAAGCGTTTTGTCAAGCCCTATTTTTTGAACCGCTCAAGCGGTAAAACGTCAAAAATCAGAAACTGGAATTTTCCGGTTTTCCAGAACCATCATGTTTTCCGGTGTTCGGCGTGTTTCGCTTGAACTGGCCTTATTTTAACGCTTAAAGCGTGATTTGTCAATACGCTTTAAGCGTAAATGTTGCACACGCAACAAATGGATTTTTGTGTACCTATTAGAGTCCATGGGTGTACGCACGGGCACGCGATATGGAATAATAATATTATTACAATATAGGCGGAACGGAATATGTGTAAAGTAAAAATACTTTACAAAATGTTGCCTGTGCAACATTTGATATCATTTTGATATCGAACACAAAAAAATGCAATCAATTTGCAAATTCAATTCAAGACTGAAATCAGCACTATAAACATACTGGAAAAATAGGAATATTTCCCGGCCTGGAAAGTGACAAAACAGGCACTTTATTCAATTAAAGCAAATACCGCTTTTTGAACAAAGGCGGCTTTTCCCCATGGGGGAATACTTTTCATTTTTGGCACATTCCAGGCAGCAGGCCGAGATCCCAGTACATCTTTCTTGTTCATAATCACCAATTATGAATTTCATCTTCTCTTACTCTCTATACATTCTGCACAACAATTTCCACAAAAATACCATTCTCTTTCAATCACAACAACCTCTATCTATCCTATCAACTCAATCTAACCATTTAACCTGTCCCTACCCGGGTACATTCCCCTGCCAAAACCATCCCAAAATACACCCCTATACCCTCTCCTATACATACCCACAAATCACTCATTTTTCCACTTAAAATACATAAAAATGGCTTAAAATCGCTATTTTTCAATCGGTAGCTCATTCGGTAACTAGCTAGAATTTAACGTATTTTCGTTATATTTTGGCTAGTTTTTCTTTTTATTTGTGCCTTTTTACCATTGTTTTTGTTCCTTTTTAACTCAATAAAATCCGAAAAAGCTAGGATTCATGCGGTTTTTCCCGATGTATACCTTAAATGTATAGAAAATAATCATTCTTCGGAGCATAAAGTACATATTTGTACCCATCTATACTCCCCTATCGTCATAAATGGACTGATCTGGCATCCAAACAACATTCTCAGAGATTTCAGACACCTCATAAGAGCATAATTGTAGCCTCTGGCAGCTTACACAGAACACACAGAGTATCTAAATGTCCTTTATAGAGAACAATACCATCCAAAACATACCTTATTATAATAGGCACTAGAAATGCTCGTATCCTGTATTATGTAGCTATTGAACTTTTGGCAATCTCATGGTATAATGAGTGTAGATAGCTATACAATACAGGATACTGTAAAGAAGATAGCAAGAGGATGTTTATAGTAGTCCTCCTGGACAGGGACCGTTACGACGGTGGAGAGGGATCTCGCGTCTGCGGACGCTCGTAGGTTTACTCAAATTGAATCTATGCCGCTTACGCGCCATAGCTTCAAGTCGAGTAAACCATTATTAGATATTTTGTGATAGTTGTACTTGTACTGACGACTATGTATCTTCATACATATATATAATACAGACTCGTCAGTACAACTAAATTAGAACTGGAGGCAATATGGAGCAAAATAATTATAATGTTACGCAGGATATGGTAAACAAATTAAGTGATGGACAAAAGTTCTCAAACTTCTTGGAGTTATCTACTTATCTCAACATCCTTAATAAAAACGGAAAACCGTTGGGTGGGAATAGTAAAAAACATTTCCTTGAAGATTTGAATCGTTTTGTTGAATTTAAAAAGGAAGGAAAGCGCTTTATTATTGTAAAGATTCGTCCAGATAATGAGGTGCTTCCTCCTCTGCCGACAAGAAATAAAGGGAAATTCTCTTTGCGTTTGCAGAATCAGATTGCTTACCACTTACTTAAAGAATGTGACGGCAGTAGTTGGATGGAGTTCTTTTGGACACCAGCTGCAATATTACGAGCATGTGGAATGACTAACAAAAATTTTTATCAATATCCAGAAGATTTACATGGCGATGATACCTTCTGGGCTGAAATAGTTGGTACACCATTAGAAAGTATTGCTTGTGATCAAATGGATGAGTTTAGAGAGAATTTAGCAGCGGATGCTGAGACATTTCAACAATGTACTAAATCTACAATGGTTGGGTACATTGAGTCTGCGCTTAGATCTATGGCGAAAAACAAGGAACTATTTTTTGAAGACTGTCCCGCTGTGTTTATAAACCATAATCCAGAAGAGTACCATATTCCTTCTGAAGACCAAAAGGCCATTTATATGAAGATGTATACGAATGTACTTCATGAGTTCTATACGTCATCTGGTCGAGTGTGCCAGAGTGAACAAGACGTATTTCTGACTGGACGGCTTCATGAGTTCTATGAAGAATTAGATAATAGGTTCAAGGAAATTTTTACATATGACCTAGCACGACCGATGTACCATATTACGATTGAGCCGAACTCGTTGAAGCGATCTGCTGCACGGACAGAATATAAATTGCAACAGCAATGCTTTCACGAGATGAATGATGCGATGTGTGAGAATATCCCAACACTTTCTGCCGTCAGAAGAGGTAGAGCGGTATTGGAGGAAAATCCAGAATATTACAATGATACTTCTCAACCACCATTTCGTTTTGTGCACAGGCAGTTGAGTGATGAGGTTCTTCAGCTCTTTATAGATGGAATGATTCGTGTTCCTGCGAATTCTGGAATCCCTCGTGCTGGATTTAAATGGTATGGTTCTTATAAAAGATAAGGAAGAAGGTTGAGTACAATGAATTTTGATAACCCCTACTGGATTGATTTAAAGGTAACTTATGAGAGTTACCAAGCAGCTGGCCGCTTGCCGGAGTTCCACAAGAAGTATGTTTGCACGAAATGCCGCTATGAGATTCCATGTTTCACAACTTGTGACGAGGTGCGATGCAAGTGCCGAGAGTTCAAGCCAAAGACTGTGCAGAAGGCTGACAAGTATTTACATATCAATGATTTCATGAATGACGTGGCTGCGTTTGAGGCCAGCCGTGTGAATGAGAATTAAATAAGAGTCTGTGTGGCTCTTGTTTGAAATATAAGTTACATATTAAAAGGGAGAGAATAATGAAAATTCAGATTGGAAAGTATGTAATTAAGACATTGGATAACAGAAATCTCGTTATCATTGAGCAGCGACCTGCTGGCAAGAATCCAAAGACTGGTGAGATTGGCACCGGTGTAAAAGAGGTTACGGTTGGCTATTACCCGAACCTCGAATGGGCTTTACATAAGATTAAGGATTTGAATATTTCTGGAAGCGATGCAGATACCGTGGATGTATTGCTGGCAGAGCTTGAACAGATTGGTGAGACGATCCGCCTGGTAGCTGATGAGGTCAAGTGATGGAGAAATATATTAACGCAACACGATTGATTGGCGTCCTCGATAGTGCTATCGCTCGTACTATGGCTAGAGGTAATGCAAAGTCTATTGATGATATGTGGTGCGATATGGCAATGCAATACACAAAGCGCATTCTTGAAGAAGAGATATCTGCTGGCGGTGAGTTCCGTCGAGTAGTTCATGCTCATTGGATTGAGCATTTTGAAGATTTTGGAGAAAATTTCTTTGTTGAATGCTCGGCTTGTCATTCTAGCAAAAATATTGATGAATCAAAGTTTTGTCCTGACTGTGGAGCTGTCATGGACGAGGAGGTTAAGTGATGCGTACTTACGAGGATGTTGATGCGGAAATCAAGCAACTTGTACGTGATATGAATAGTTCCAGTCTGACACGCAGCGAGTACGAGGCTGCCGACGATATGCTGGATGAGCTCTATCAGGAGCGCGAACGACTTTGGCTCAAGGCTATGGAAGATGGCGAGAGTTGCTATCTGTAAAAGCCTGCTTTTATATTTTCTCTTTAGCTATAAAATACAGGATACGTTTAAGAAGAACATGGAGGTGACTGCCGAATGGCAAAGCAGCAAACTTGCCAGAAGTTTGTTTTTAAGATCCATACGAAGCGTCTGGTTGAAGCAAAGTGGGATTTGACTCTACCATTAGATGAGGCTAGACGAAACCACGAGATCATCTCGCTGGCTGATAGCACTGTTTTACGATGGATTGATGAGTTGAATGGTGTTACGGATGCAGAGGCTAAGGCACGGAGCATTAAGCGTAGAATCAAGATGCTGCGGAATGAGCCGTCTTGCTTAGAGAACCGCCGGGAGATTCGGAGACTATACACTGAATTGGACGCAGTTCAATTCAAGCCGGATTATATGTGTCTGGTGGTTGATAAGAAGAATGATTACCGCCGGGCATGTTCTCCAAAGGGGTTTAAAATCAATGGAATCACGTATCGCCGTCTGGTTGGGACTACCGGTGGTGTTAAGAATAGCACGATTGTGTTTGTGAGCGACCGTCTTGTTGGTGAGATCCGCAAGCGAATTGATAATGGCCGTAACAAAGGAATGGAGTTTATTCCGGCAAAGTTGGAAGCATATCGGGCACTCGCCTGCTCTGCCTCAATCCCTGTTACTGATCCAGATGGCATTCTGGTTGTGGATGATTGCTATACTCATTTTAAAGACCATGTGATTATCCTGGATGATGGTGTGTCTGGTGAGCCTACGATGGTCGAAGATCCTGAACATGATTGCGAACTGTGTGCCAGCGATGGTTTTGGCCTTATCAGCTATGACCTTGCCCAACAATGGAGCGAAGATTTGAAGCTACCGTCAACTGCGTCTGGATTCTGTGTGCGTAACGCCTTTTGTAAGGGAATGCTATTCCCCTTCCCTTTCCGTGAGTTCGCCAAGAAGGTTGCAAAGCAGAATATGGTCAAAGACGCTTTTGGCGACTATAAGGACATTAACCGTGTGCAGATGATCCTTACTACGTCGATGCTCAAACTTTATGACAGCTATCATAGTGCAGATGATTGTTTCGAGAATTGTCAGGAAAACCACTACCACTTTTCTGTAACGAAGACCTGTGAGCTGGAGCTTGATGAAGAGCGTAATCTGAACTATCAATTTATCCAGAGTTATAATTTAACGAACGATGAGATTCGAGAGTTGGTGAAGCCTACACTGGATGAAATCAAAGGTGCCATGGGTGGTGATTGGCGTGATGTACTGCTTTATTTGCGTGGCAACGGAATGCGTGATGACCCGAATTACATAAACAGCTTAGAGAATGATTATATCAAGGCCTTAATGATTGAGCCAGAAATGATCAACGACCCATACGTTCAGAACCGCATTCGATTCTTTATTAAAAAACGAATTTCTCAGGCGAAAACAGGTGTAGTAAAGGTTAGAGGTAACTTTCAAGTTCTTTGTGGGGACCCGTATGCGCTTTGCCAATCTATGTTTAGAATGCCTGTCACTGGTCTTTTAAAATCTGGTGAGGCTTATAGTCGATTCTGGAACGACCGTGATGTGAAGCGAGTAGCCTGTTTTAGAGCGCCAATGAGCCAGATGGCAAATATTCGATGCATGGACATAAACTCAAGTGATGAGTGCAAAAATTGGTATCGCTATATGAAGACCGTATTTATTCTGAACGTGTGGGATAATACGGACGCTGCACTTAATGGGGCCGATAACGACGGAGATCTCTGTTTTAGTACAGACAATCATATCCTGATTGATAAATGGGTGGATGAGCCTACAGTTCTCTGTGTGCAAAAGAAGGGCGAGAAGAAAATCCCCACTGAAGAGGACTTTATTAGCTCTAATATCAATGGATTCGGTGACGATATTGGAAAAATCACAAATCGTATCACCACAATGTTTGATGTGCGAAGTAAATTTGAGCCAGGAAGCCGCGAGTACGAAGAATTAACATATCGCATTAAATGCGGCCAGCTATATCAGCAGGCGTCGATTGATCGCATAAAGGGTATTTCCACTACTCCGATGCCTCAATACTGGTACGACAATAAGGCTTGTGTTGTTAAAGAGGATGATAACCCAGATGTTGTTGAGGACAAGAAGTTCTGGGCACGTATTTGTGCTTGGCGCAAACCTTATTTTATGAGCTACATTTACCCCTCTCAGATGAAGGACTATAAAAAGTATGTGGCTGCAGCTCGTAAGAGAATTAAATGGGAAGGTTTTGATGGCCTTGACGAGATGATGAAAAAGGAAGTCAAGAATGATGTTGATGAAGTTGTTATCCAATATTACCTTTACCGTATGCCCGTCGGTGTTAATTCCTGCACTATGAATCGTCTGTGCTGGATTATTGAAGATGAACTTGAAGAGTTTGAAGATGATTTGAAAAAGAAGCGTAAATTTGATTACGATTCTCTCAAGTCTGGTGACGAATATAAAAATTCTCAGTATTACGGTATTCGCCCTATCTTTAAAGAATATCTTCGATACGCACGAACAAACTCTGTTATCGACAATTCAAATACCAAGAACAAGGAAACCGGCGCAGATCGAATTGAGAAGTTGAATTTTTACAACGAAAATATGTTGCGTACCATGCATCAAAAATGTTCTGATGATAATATCCTTTGTGATATTTTGTTGGACCTCTGTAAGAAAAACGCCTCAAGTGTCTCGATTGTATGGGCTCTATTTCCTGATATTATTATTAAGCGTCTCTTTGATAAGGCTGGCAACAAGGCCCATGTTCTTGTTAAGGACGATAATGGTGATGTTGAATATTGTAGTGAGCGTTATAAAGACGTGTTAGTCGATATGAACAAAATTGATGAGGAGGATGCGAATGGTAGTATTGAATGAACGTGAGTATGCAGAAGAACTGCTTCAAAAAGATGTGACTTGCAGAACCGCCGGGCACGCTTTACATTATATTGCAAAGCTTTATTTCTCTCAGGGGTACTCTAAGGAAGAAGTCAAGAAGAAGCTTGATGATTTTCTTGTGGCTCATATGTTTGGATATAATAGAGTTTTAGATGAGAACTTTATCGTGCAAGCGATTGCGTCCGCCAAAGGAAAACAATTGGTTGAACTTGATGGAGTAAGTGTTACAAAGTCTGAAACCCAGAAAATTCTTGCCTTGGATGGGAAACCGATGCAACGGCTCATGTTCACAATGCTTTGTTTGGCTAAGTTTCATATGGCTGTAAACAACAAGTGTAATTATTGGATTACGGAAGATACACGAGATATTTTCCGTATGGCTGGTGTTTCTGTAAATGTAGATAAGCAGAATGAAATGATTCGAGAACTGCGCAATCTTGGTTTTATTGGTTTTGCCAGCTTAAAGAAGATTGACAACTTGAACATTCATGTGTTAATCGCAGACGAAGAACCGCCTATCGCAGTTACAGTATCAAATTTCGAGACTGCTGGGATTCAGTGGAATCAGTTTTGCGGAAAGCCATACATCAGGTGTGAATGTTGCGGTCGTACCGTTGCTCGGACTGGGCGCAGACAAAAATATTGTCGTAAGTGCGCCAAAAGCATCAATATTGAGAAAACATCTCAAAATAGAAAAATGTTTGATTTATAAATCGTGCATTTTTGTATTATTTTAACACAGATACGTTGTATTTTTACATATTTATATAAAATCATTACGGGATAGTTATGGTAGGGAGAGAGCGAGGACGCTTGTTTTCTTCCTACCTATTTTATTTTGAAGGGATGTAATGACCTAAATGATCGAAATCACCAAAGCAGAAGCCAAGGAAATCCGTAAGGTTTATCCGCATGTCTTTATTGCAAAGACTCGTCACAAGCGTTTTATTGAGGAGTCTGTCCGCTATCTGGAGTTGATTCCGTTTAATATTGAAGCTCGTGAAATTGTTGAGCGTGCCAAGCGTGGCATTCGAGACTAATTTATGAAAGAACGAGGTACAGACTTTGGATTTTGAAATTCAGCTGCCCGAGGAGATCACTAACCTGATGAATGGTGGCGGTCTCCCCTCTCCTGAGATGATGAACTTCTATGTTGACGAGAAGGATCGCATCTTCTTTATTGACTTTGAGATTGACCAGTCTCTGATTGAGATTGAGCGTAAGATTCTGCAGTACAACCGTATCGACAAGGATGTCCCTGTTGAGCAGCGCAAGCCTATTAAGCTGTTTATTTACAGCTATGGTGGCGAGCTGGACGCCATGTTCAGCTTTATTGATGTTGTTGCACTGAGCAGGACTCCTGTTTGGACGATTAACGCAGGTATTGCAATGAGCGCTGCTCTTGTGATGCTGTTGTCTGGTCAGAAGCGCTTTGCCCTGCCTCATTCTACTGCACTGATTCACAGTGGCTCTGGCGGTACTCAGGGTACTTTTGAGCAGTCTAAGATGGCTATGGACTACTATGAGAAGCAGGTTGTAAAGATGCGTGAGTATATTATGGCTCACTCTACCATTGATAAGAAGACTATGACCAAGAATAAAGCGAAGGATTGGTATCTGGACGCTAATGAGCAGGTCAACTTTGGCATTGTAGATAAGATTTGCGATGATGTGGATGAATTCAATTAAGGGAGAGTTGTAATATATGGCTTCTGATAAGACTGAAATGCGCAAGAAGAAGGATGTCCCGCAGAGCTTGGATGAATATCCTACTTTTTATGGAATGACGCTCGATCCAGAACAGAAAATCTTTAGGGACGCAATCTGGAATCCTGATATTGATGTTGTGTTTTGTAATGCCCGCGCCGGTACTGGTAAAACTACGATTGCTGTCGGTGTGGCGAATTTGTTAGTTCAGTATGGACTATATAATGGTATCGCATATATTGTTTCTCCTACACAGGAAGAGAAGCAAGGCTATCTTCCCGGCACGCAGGAACAGAAGAGTGCTCCGTATATGGAACCACTTTATCAGGCACTTGAGACTATTGGCGTTAATCCAAATGTTGCGATGATTGTTGATGATAATCCTGAAAGTCAGAAATATGGTGCGTATATTCAGTGTGCAACTCACACATATATGCGCGGCATCACCTTTGACAAAAAAGTAATCTTGCTCGATGAAACGCAGAATTTCTATCTAAGTGATCTTTTGAAGGTTATTACCCGGTTGAAGGATTCATGTAAACTTGTCGTAATCGGTCATACAGGCCAGTGTGACTTGTACAAAAATCCGCAAAACAGTGGTTTCCTTCCATATCTTGAACACTTTAGAGGTCATGATAGAACTGCGATTTGTGAACTTCACACAAATCATCGTGGATGGATTAGTACATGGGCGGATATGATTCAGTTTAATCGCTAAATCATTTCAAAATTGAAATAAAATATAAGGGAGAATAGAATTATGGTTGCTAAGAAGAGTGTTGTTTTTAAGAACGCTATTATTGATACTGCCGAGGGTACTATCACCGAGATTACCAAGGATGGCGAGAATGTCTTCAATCTGAATGAAGCTCTGGCAAAGTGGGATGGTATTGAGGGTGTCACCATCAATATTTCCACTTCTGATGAGCTGCTGGGCGACCCGGCTTGATGCCAATGGGTTGCTATAATAAACGGCCAGAAGAAACGAGCGATGACTTCTTTGTAAGAATCGGGAATGCTGTTCTGGCTAGAGAGTTGACTTGGGATGGCGCATCCAAGGTGCTCAATGATGAGTTGGGTAAGAATTTTGGTGAGTGCGCATATCGCAAGCGTTTTAAGGCATTCCGTGCGGGTATGCAGTATCAGGAGTCCTTATCCAATAGAGATGTGGGAACCTGTATTCTGTCTATTTCCGACCTACATATTCCATTCCAGAAGCCCATTGAGACTTTTAGTGAGTATGCTGGAAAGATTGATATCCTTCAGATAAACGGGGATCTGGTAGATGCGCAGGCCATTTCTCGTTTCAATAAGGTGTATCGTAAGAGTCCAATGGAGGAAATTCTGATTGCACGTCAGTATATGATTGACCTGATTGAGATACTTCAGCCTAAGAAGGTTGTTGTAAATTATGGTAATCATGACTTACGTTTCCAGAATTATCTTGCTAAGAATCTGGACACCGACTTGCTTGAATTGATGCCAAAGACATCTTTGGAGCTTATTTTTGTTGATGGCTTTAACCATTACAACAAGGAGCTTCATACAAAGGTTCATTACGACCCTCTGACTGATGTTTTTAAGGATAGTGGTATCGAGATTGTTTATAACGATACTTGGTTTAGTTTCGTTGGTGAAACAATTTTTGTGCATCCACTTGCTTATTCTAGCGGTATGTTGAAAACGGCAGAAAAGGCATATCGGTATTTCAAGGATAATGATTATTTCTTTGATACTATCGTGATGGCACACACTCATAAAACAGGTCATTATGATATCGGTAATTCTGTAATTTATGAGCAGGGCTGTTGTTGTGAGACATCAAAAATGGATTACGCAGATGGAAAATTAACACCATCTCAGCGAGAAGGATTTATTCTGGTTTATCAGGATAAATTCGGAAGGCTGAATGAAGATAAGACGCACATTGTACGTCTAAATTAAAAAGCGGTGAGCCCCTACCACTAAACGGGGACTTAAAAAAGAAGTACGACCGCAAGGTCTGCTTGGGACATCATTTGTTGTCTCCTTTTCTATGTGCTGGGGCGATTGCTCCAGCTCATTGTGCCGCCTTAATTTAATGGTAGAATGGGAAATTTGTAATTTTCACATACGGGTTCGATTCCTGTAGGTGGCATGGCAAAAGCGGTCATTGGTTGCAACCGTGTATAAGCTGTAAAGTCAGACGCAGAGTAGCTTTGAGGAGCAAAATGCCAAGCCAATCGTGTTTCGCTACGTTAATGCGAAGCTTTAAAAGTCTAAAACAAGCGTTTTATCAACACGAGAACAATTCAACTTAGCTCGGATAGCTTGATGGATGCTTGTTTTATTATGAGTCAGTATATCCAGTGGCGAAGATAGCGGACTGTAACTCCGTGACATTAGAAACATCGTTGGTTCGACTCCAACCTGGCTCACCAAAGATTGTACGGCTATTCCCTACACCTTTATATAAAGGTAGCTGTGCAGGAAAGTAGGGTTATTGTGCGGCCTTACTCAAGTGGTTGAAGAGAACGGTCTTGAAAACCGTTAGGTCGGTAAACCCGATGCCAGAGTTCGAATCTCTGAGACCGCGCCAGTCCTTCTCCCGGAGGGCCTATATTATACCGGTTCCCTACCACCGGCTAAAAGGTAGGTTTTATGCGCCTATAGTTTAATTGCTTAAAACAGCAGACTCTAAATCTGCCTCTTGGGAGTTGAAGTCTCTCTGGGCGTGCCAAAAATGGCTTCCAATTCGCGGTTGGAGGCAAGTCCGAAGTCGATCTATGATTAACCTGTGATGCGCACACGATTAAGAAATAGATGACATTTAGGCATTATATAACGCGGGATACAGCAGTCTGGTAGCTAATCGTCCTCATAAGTCGAAAGTCGTTGGTTCAAATCCAACTCCCGCACCCAACATCTCCCCTTTCGCAAGCCTATTGCCAGTTTTCTACTCCCTCTGGCGGTAGGTTCTTTTATGAACAGTCCTGCCTGTGTATTTCAGGTGGCACGGTCGGCGTAAAGCTGGCCGTAAATACAAAATTTAGCCGATTCGTCGGCAGGACATAAGTCCACATAGATGATAAAGACCTCGGCTCACTACGGTGTAAAATGCTGAGGTCGAATTTTGAACAGAACCTATTAAGCCTCTCGACGATGCGTATCATGATAGGTCTTTTATAGAAGGAAACACTCTCGGCCTCTGTTTTACAAGCACAGTAGAGGGTGTATTTGTTGCCGTAGGATGTGCGCACGTTCTACGGCTTTTATTTTTGAACGGAAAGAGGTGACTAAATGCCGCGTAAGAAAAAAGTCATAGACCAAGATATTATTCTTGAGGGGACAGAAAACAAGAAGACTTTTAAATGTTTACGTTGTGGAAAAGAATATGACGTGGCAGTTGGTCACTTTTATAAAATTACATATTCAAGTTTATGGAAAGCAAATGATTGTTACGCGCCTATTTGTAAGGATTGTGTGAACGAGATGTTTGATGAATATTCTCGTAAATTTGGAAGTGATCGTACTGCCTGTATGATCATGTCTCATGTTTTAGACGTACCATTTTACAATTCACTTTTTGATTCAATTAGTCAAAATAATGGCCGTGTAACGATGGGTTTGCTACTTCGGATTATCGGAAACGCTCGTAACTATCAATTTCAAACTTTCTCTAACACTCTTGTGAACGGTGAACTCAATAAAAACGCTCTCGATTTACAGGAAGAGAAGGAACAGAAGTGGTCGAAAGCAGAGATTCAAGCAAAGGATGACTGTATTTCTGTTATTGGATACGACCCATTTGATGGTTACAACGAGGGTGACCGTCGCTATTTGTTTAGTGAACTCATCAAGTATTTTGAGGATGGTATTGAGGACGACCCATTCAAGCTATCTCAGATTGTTCAGGTCGTGAACAATAATAATCAGATTCGACAAATCGACTTGCAGATTGCCCGCTTAAACCCGATGAACTCGGCTGAGGCAATCAAAAGTCTGAATGACATTAAGGTTAAGCTAGTTTCTAATAACGACAAGATTGCAAAGGAAAATGAGATTTCTGTCAAGAACCGTTCCAACAAGGATGCAGGACGTAATACGCTTACATTCTTAATGAAGGATATGCGTGAAAAGGATATTGCTGGCGCAGAAGCAAACTTCTACGATCAGTTACGGTCTCCTGGCACTCAATGGGCGGCAGATATGAGCTCTAAGGCAATCAAGGAAAACGCTTTCTTTGACGAAAATGACCAGCAGGAAATTTTCGATATACAAAGAGAACTGATTGATAAGTTTCAGAAAGAAAGTGATGACGCGAAAGAAAAATACAGGCTGTCTTTGATTGAGAATCAGCGGCTCAAGGAGCTGTTGGAAGATGCCGGTGTTGACGCAAGTGTAAAAGATACGGATGGTGATGCCGTATGAGGATTAAACAAAGAGCGCCTATTATTACAGCCGCAAAACGTAAGATTTATGAGTGTGATGCGGCAACGATTGCATTCTATCGGCGCAATCCTGTTATTGCGGCCAGAGATTTATTGGGTATCCAATTATTTGACGCTCAGGCATATATGCTGGAACAAAGCTGGAATGCAAGTCATGTTCTTTAGGCGTGTAGTCGAAACTTTGGCAAGTCTTTTGTAGGTTCTGTTTTCATTATCCTAAAGGCAATATTATATGAGAACCAATCTATTTACATTGTAAGTAATGTGGGTGACCAGGCAAAAGAGACATTTAATAAGATTGAGGAAATTGTTACTCGTGTTGGTAAGACGGCTGCGTCTATCCGTAGTCTGCAAGATATAGCAGAGAAAGAAACGAAAAAGTCTGCAACCAACAAAAGTGGTTTTAGTCATAATCCAGCCGGGTATGTTGTTGAGTTTTATAACGGTAGTTCTATTAACACTTTGAACTCTAACCCAGATGGTGTGCGTGGCAAGCGAGCCAGTCTTATTTTCTTTGATGAGGCGGCATTCTGCTCCGACGAACTGATTGTTGTCTGTGAAGCTTTTGCAACACAGAATACGGATTTCGTCACTGACACTGACAGTGACTATAATCCTGAAATGCAGCCTCGTCAGGTTCCTACTCAGCTAGTTTATGCTTCAAGTCAGGACACGATGGACAAGCTTTTTTATAAATACTACAAGCAATTTGCAAAGCGCATGATTGCAGGAGATCGAGATTATTTTGTTTGTGATATGATTTGTGACGTTGCAATCAAAGTTTATATGAAGGGTAAGCCATACAAAGCACTATTGACACAAGACAAGGTAGATGCAGCTCTAAAGTCAAATAAAATGAAGGCATTGCGTGAGTATTATAATCGACCAAGCCGTGATGGTGGCGTAAACCAGATTATCAAATGGGGTACGGTTCGTCGCAATGAGCGAAAGTATATCCCACAGCTTTATTGGGATAGGAACTATCAGTATATTCTTGCGTTTGATCCTGCCCGCACAATGGATAACTCTATTGTTGGCGTTATGCGCATTTATAACGATCCAGAAAACGGCATGTGTGGCGACATTATAAATTGCGTGAACATGGTTGATCTTGCGAACGAGAAAAAATTCAAGCTCGATTCTAATCGTCAGCTTGAGCAGTTACATGAGTTGATTCTACATTACAATGGTCAAAATCCTGATTACGAGTACATTGATAGATTGATGATTGACCAAGGCGCTGGCGGCGGTGGTACTTCCACATATGCGGACGGTTTACTTAACAATTGGACTGATAAAACAGGCGCAGAACATCGTGGTTTTATCGACGCAAATCATGAATTATATGAAGGATATGATACCCGTTACCCAGATGCTGTTGATAAGCTACGTCTAATTAGTCCTCGTAAATTCCGCACTGCAATGGTTGAGGAATTTATTGAGCTGATGAATCTTGGTGTCATTCATTTCCCTCTTGAATACAACGGCGGAGATTATGTTCAGGTAGTAGACGGTGTGGATAAATCAACTGGTCAAGAAATTTTGAAGACGCATGAACTTTCCTTAGAGGAACAGACTGCGTGGGTTAACATCGACTTGATGAAGAACGAGATCACAAGTATTCAGAAAACGACAAACTCTGAAAATACGACCGTAACATATGCTTTGGCACCTGATGTTGCCAACAAAATTCACGATGATAGGTTCTATGTTGCAATTTTACTTGCTCATCGTCTATACGAATTACGTCGTAAGGATAAAGTGCGCCAGTCTGCGGTGGAGACAATGACTGCTCCGCCGATTTGTATTTCTAACATTGACTTCTAAGCAGAGGAGGTGAAAATGTGGCAAGAAAGAAAAAGGAAGATTTTGATGTCGTGACTGCTTCACAGACAGATGACGGTACTGTAGTTATTACCTCTTTGAATGAACTTTCAGAAGAGAGGATGAATAACGTCATCCGAAATGCAGTTGCGTCTTATGACCCTGAAAATAAGCAGTATAGTACATATCTGAAAATTTCAGCCTCCTCTGAGACACTGACCGTTGACCGAATTGATGAGCTTGCACAAGGGCTACAGTCAAGTCTGACGAATGTGCAGACGGTCAATGGAATCATCCGTAATTACATCAACAAGGATGACCTGATTGGCATTACTTATGATGCGATTGAGGCGAATGTTAATACGGAGTTTAAATGCAGTTTCGCACAGTTCCCTGAACAGCGTAATAAGACAAAACAGGTAAATTACGCCCGTGAAGTGATTGATGATTTCAACGCACAAATCAACGTGCGAAGTCTGTTGCGTGCTGCCATTCCGATGACTTACGCCGAGGGCACTTATATTACATACCTTCGTCAAAAGGATGAGAACTACATTGTAGATTATTACCCTCTTGGTATTGCTGAGATAAGTGATTACCTATCGAATGGTCAGCCTGTTGTGCTTATAAACATGTCTAAGCTGAAATCCGCTTTGAGCAAATCTATGCTGAAGGATAAGAAGAATAAAGCACTATTCTTTGAAAATCAGGAGACCGAGATTCAGAACAACTATCCAGATGAGGTATATCAGGCATTTAAGAATGGTGATACATACGCAAAATTGGATGTTGACCATTGTGGTGTGATTCGTATTGGCAACATGGGGCAGAAATATGGCGTCTCTCCCCTGTTCCGCGCATTACGTCCGGCATTGATGCTTGAAACTTTTGATACTTCAGACCGTGTAAATGCTAAGGCAAAGGCAAAGAAAATCATCTGGCAACAGCTTGACCCTGAGTTGATGGGACCAAACAAAGATAAAAAGGGTTTCTCTGAACAAGTGACGGCGCACGATAACCTGCTGCGTGCATGGAAACAAAATACTGTGCTTGTGACAACCGCTCCTTATGTAAAGGATATCAAGTATGTTGAGCCAAAAGTTGAGATGACAAATATCGAGACTGTTAAACAGTATCGCAACCGAGAGATGGCTGCTTTGGGTATCAGTTTCTTAAATACCGACGGTCAGCAGACTGTTTCAACTGCAAAGGTGTCTCTTGACCAGTTGATGAAAAATATCGGTAAGATTGCGGAACAGATTGAGGATGTATTAAAGCGATGGTATCGAATTCGCCTTGAAGATGCAGGTGTAGACCCGATGTACTGCCCTGATGTGAAGGTCTCTACTACTGAAATGATGGGTATGGAGATGAAGAAGGCGATTGCTCAGTTCCTGTTTACCACTTTGAACTGTTCTTACAAGACTGCTTACGAGTATATGGGGCTTCATGCTGAGGACGAATTACGCAAGCGTCAGGCTGAAACCGAGGAAGGTTATGACGATGTTTTTGTAGCTCGTCAGACCTCTTATACATCGACCGGTAACACCGGCGGTGGTGGTGACAGTGATAAAAAGACAGGTCGTCCAAAGGGAGAGGAAACTGAAAAACAAATTTATGACCAGCAGAGAAATGAAGATAGTAAGTGAGGTGATAAACGATGAGTAAGGAGTATTTCTATAGTAGAAATATCTGTTGCTCTGAGATTACGGAGCATCCAGACCACTATCTTGCCAAGTTTGTCATCTGTGACTTCTCAGTAAATGGGAATCAGGTTGCTTTGAATCGTGACACCATTGAAAGTTGGATGAGTACACTGGTTGGCAACCCGCTTGTTGGCAAGTTGGTCGTAGCTCCAAAGGGTGAACTGGATTTTTCCGGTCACAATATGAAAGTCGTCACCAGAAAAGACGATGATGGCAATGAATACAAGACTGCCGAATTTGACACTGATGCGTTCGGTAGTTTTCAGTCGGTCGGTATCGAGAGAATTGACGATACCGACTTTATTGTTGCCTCTTGTAAGATCTGGAAGCGATATCCAAAGGCTTGTGCGACGATTCTGCGCCGTATTGAGAGCGGCACATTAAATACCAGTTGGGAAATTGATGTGCTGAAAGCTCATAAGGGAATTGTGGGTGGCCGCATGGCAAAAATCATTGACGATGGTGTGTTTACTGCACATTGCTTGCTTGGTGCAAATGTTGAACCAGCATATAAGTGCTCTAAACTGCTTGAAGTCGCTGAAACCGATTTTGGTCTTGAATTGGCAAATGCCTATATCGAGGATACAAAAGAGATTTCAAATATAGAATCTAATGAAAAGGAGGCAAAAAATTTGGAACTGAATAAGGATAAGGAGACTCAGACCGCACAGGTTGAAAATTCAACCGAGACTGAGCAGGCAGAGCAGACGGCTACTGAGTCTACCACTGAGCCCACCACTCCGGCAGAGCCTGATGTTCAGACTTCCGAGGAAGGTGGTGAAACCCCTCCCCCGACTGAGCCTGAAACCGGTACTGAGCCTGCTGGTGAGCCAGAGCCGGAGTCTACCACTGAGACTTCCAGTTTGACCGGTCATGACCTGTACGAGAAGCTGAATGAGGCTGTTGTGAAGTTTAATTCAGATATGTATCTAGCCGAAGTGTTCCCCGAAGATCACACTATCTGGTGTAAGAAATTTGGTCGTTGTATGAACGATTTGGATTACATAATGTTCTCTTACACCGTTGAGGGCAACGAGGTTTCTCTTGGCGAGCCGCAGCGTATCACTCTGACTGTTTCTATTTCTGATGTTAACACCAAGATTGCGGAGCTGAATAACACTATTGCAAGTCTGAATACTGAGCTGCAGAGTGCAAAGGAAGAGGTTGCTTCTCTGACTCCATATAAGGATCAGGCAGAGAAGGCAGAGGCAGAAAAAGCGGCTGCAGAGCTTGCACAGAAGAAGGAGGATCTGCGTCAGTACGCACTCTCCAGCAAGATGATTACTGAAGCTGAAGTTTCCGATGGTGGCAATTACGCAAGTCTGATTGAGAATCTGGACGAGACCGGCATCAAGAATGTGATTGCCGAGCGTTGCGTTGAAGCTGCCAAGAAGGCGCCTGCTGAAAAGAAGATTGAGACCTCTGAGGTACATAAGTCTGAGAGCATCAAGCTGAATTTGAATGAAACCAAGTATAACACCACTAACGCTAACAAGCGTGATGCATGGCGGGAATATTTGGGTAAGTAATAACATTTAAGAGAAAGGAAAAATATTATGATTCGTGAACTGATGGTAAACGGCGCGAAGAATATTCCCGCTAACTATGCCGCAAAGGTCGATATGGTCACCGGCATGGGTGTCCAGGCTGACCACAAGGCTGGTCAGGTTAAGTTCCCTGACGCAGCTACCGCTGAGGGTATCGAGATGGTTGCCCATGAGTTTATCCCGGAGGGCATCTATGCAAGCCAGACTAATTTTGATGACTATGATAAGATGGCAACCGAGATTAAGGCAGGTGTGCTGGTGAAGCGTGTTCCTCTGTATGCTGGCGAGCTGTACGGCACCGACCAGTACAAGGATGGCGATGCACAGGATACCAATATCGGCAAGCTGCTGGAGGTCAATATTGACGGTAAGTGGCAGGTTGCTACTACTGGTACTTCTCGTTTTGAGTTTGCTGGTGTGATGGACGACAACGGCCACAAGCTGATTATGATCAGTGTGCTGCCCGAGGCAAAGACTGTTGCTTGATTGAGAGAAAAATCTTGAATATGATACGTGAAATTTAAGGCTATCGTCTTTGGACGGTAGCTCTTTTATTTTGCGCGAAGAGAAAGGAAATGAATTATGGCACTGAATATTGAAGTGGCCGAGCTGATGAAGCAGCCTGGTCGTGTTTATGAAGTTGCTGAGAAGACTCAGTACAATCGCGCTATGGATGCCGAGGACAAGGAAATTGCAGAGGTTGTTGGCGCTCATGTTGAGGAGCTGATTGACAAGGGCGATCCCAATAAGGAGATTGCTCAGTTTGTTAACCGCACCGTGACTGATGAGCTGTATGGTGCACCTGACGAACTTCTGGACTCCATGTTTGAGCGTGGTAATGTTGGTGAGTTTGATGACTACGAGGCAGGTCGTACTGTTAAGAATACTCTGAAGGCTTATGATGCAGCTAAGGGTGGCAATGTGCCGAAGTCTTACCTGCACTACGAGACCATTAAACCCGTCTGGCGTAATAAGCAGATTGAGGCTGATCTTAGCTTTGTGGAAGTAAGACGTAATGCTTGGAAGAGTGTGGCAACTCTGACCACCTTTATGACTGAGGCTCTGAAGAACCAGATGTTCTATGACATTTTCAGCATGGTTGATGACGCTATCACTGGTGGTGAGCAGAAGATCGATGCACAGGGCAAGGAGCCCACTATGCAGGACATGGACGCTCTGGCTCTGTATCTGAATGAGTACGCCGATGGTGGTAATCCCTTCACTGTCAGCCTGATGAAGTATTGTGCCAAGATGCGTCGTATGACCGGTTACGCTGAGTATCTGTCTGACGCAGCTAAGGACGAGTTCAACCGTTATGGTCTGGTTAAGACTTATGATGGTGTTGCTATCACTGGTATTAGCTCTGCTAAGAAGCTGGGTGATGGTTCCCTGCTGATCCCGGATAAGCGTATCTATGGCATCGCAGGCAAGATTGGTCGCCTTGACATGAAGGGTGAGACTCATACTTACGAGGATCACGACAACAACAACGAAAAGATCCATCTGATGGTCAAGGACTTTACCTTCGGCTATAGCATTGATCATATCGAGCGCGTTGCTAAGATTGTTCTGCAGTAATTTTTACCAAAGGCAAATTTGAGCGGGGACTTTGCGGTCTCCGCTTTTATAGAAAAGGAGACAAATTATGAGTTCCGTGATGGAAAAGAAGTTTATTGACGTTCTGAACTGCGACGATAACGTGGTTACCATTTCGTCACTGAACGGTAAGGGTTATACTTTCGAGCCCGGTAGTGTGGAAGATCCTTGTGTGATTCCTATTCCGCCGGAGGAGATTATGTATATGAATAGCACTTGTTCTGCGTTCAAGAACGGTGTTCTGCGTTTTCGCCCTGAAGAGCAGAATGAAATCTTTAAGGCTATTGGCATTAAGGGCGACGATGTTCTATTCATTGAAGATATCGACAATGCGATTCTGAATCCCACTGTCGAGAATCTTCAGCGTATGATTGACATTAAGGATGGTGCTCAGTTTGAGCGTATTCGTGGTCGCTTTTATCGTATGACCAATGCCGGTGAAGACCTGTCTACCAAGGTCAAGCGCCTGATTGACGAGCGTTATAAGGAGCTCCGTGCTGGCAAGCGTAACAGTGAGCTGTCTGTCGTACCTGCAACCAAGTCTGCTGATAATGTTCAGGCCGAACTTGAAACTGCAAAGAACCAGATGGCTGAAATGCAGAAGCAGATGCAGGCTATGATGGCACAGATGCAGGCTATGATGGCAGGCGCACAGACTGTTGCACCGGATAATTCTGTAGAAAAGACTACTGTCAAGCGTGGCCGTAAGAAGGCAGAGGCAGAAAAGGCGGAGGTTGTTCCCGCCGAGTAAGATTGGAGGGATAATGTGACCGCATTTTCGGAAATATACGACAAGTTCTACGAGCTGGTAGAAACTGATAGTAATTTCTTTCAGTATTTTGACCTGAGCGAGAATGAAGTGCGAGATCTTGTACATGACCGTGCAAAAAGTTATTTGATGGAGTCACTTTCTGTGATTACAAGAAACATTGAACCGGAAGAGGATTTTAGTTTCGATGATTACGATTCAGAACTAGAAGAGTTTAATTCAGATCTCACATTCGATGAGATTGATATGTTAGCGCATTTGATGTTGGAGCAACATTTTAAGCGTGAGTTTGGGAAGTTGAAAGCATTTAGCGCACAGGACCTTCCTACGAGTTTACAAGTATTCTCCCCTGCTAATGAGCGCACGAGTATTCGTGCTCTTGTGAAAGACATTCACGAGGAGAATATGACGATGTTAGACAACTATATGGCAAAAGACCGCTCGACCCGTAAGCGTAAGACCATCGACTATGATACATACGCTTCCTACTCTGAGTAAGGAGGTGTACCGATGGACTTTTATACAAGGGCACGAGCTGTTGGTGGTGCCGCAAAAATGTCTAACAAAAAGGATGTCAAAATTGCTTTTGCAAAGCGAGATTTTGCTGCACATTTTAAAGATAGCGTTGATTACGAGGATAATGCTCTTGTGAATGGTTTACCTCAGAAGCTGGTTGTTAGTCGCAGTAATAGTATTGCTAAGGAAAAGAAAATCTGGGCTTATCCTGGTGATTCTTTGAATCTTGGCGACATTGTTGACTGCTACAATTGTAAATAGCTGGTAACTGAGATTGAGCCAAACGATGAAATTTTTCTTCGTGGAAAAATGGAGCTGTGTAACCGTCAAATCCAATGGCAAAATCCGATTACTGGTGAGATAGTTTCTCGTTGGGCAACACTGAGCAAGCCTTATTACGCAAATAATAAGGAGATTATTATGACTTCATTGAGTCAACGTGAATATAAAGTACAGATGCCTTTTGATGACGAGACCGCACTGATCGACCTTGATAAGCGCTTTATGTTGGAAATTATCAATGGCGAGCCGAAAACGTATGTTACGACTTCTGTTGACCAGAGTACAGAGCGTTACGAACTGCATGGCAAGACACAGGGGTTCCTTGTGTTGAACATCCGGCAGGATCAGTATAACAGTAAGACGGATAATGCTGAGAAGATGATTTGTGATTATTTTGAGCCAAACAAAATCAACGAATCAGAAATAGATTCTCGTGTGACTGCTACTATAAAGTATGTAGGAAAACCAGAGGTTCGTATTGGTGGTTCTTGGAAAAAATTCTCTCCTATGTTCACAAATGTTGCTGGTGAGGAAATTACTGAAATTGCTAAGTGGAAGTTCGTTTGCCTTGAGGAATTCAAGGAATTTGTAGAAACGCAGAGTGCCATAGATGGTGTTTTTAAAATTCGTATTTTAAATAATAGTATCATGGACGGCGCAACTGTAAGAATTTCTTTGACGAATGCAGATGGTACAGCAAATGCATCCATTGAATGTAAGGTGGTGAGTTTGCTGTGACAACGAGTGAATTGATTACTGATTATAAAAACAAATTGGCCTTGAAGCTGGTTAATACTGCTGGGCTTGTTGAAGCGATGGGCAATGATGACATTGAAGAGCCTGACGAGGCGATTTATACATACATCTTCCCATACTTCCATATTCCTGACACGATTGAGGCAGCGCACAGCTATATTTGTTTTAAGGTAAATATGACTGACCGAAGCAACGTCAACGACTGGTATGAAAACTTCACACTTACTGTGTGGGTTATTGTGAACCAGGCGCTGATGAAAATGAAGGGCCATGGTGGTGCAACACGAGTTGACTATCTGAGTGGTCTTGTGGAAAAAGAACTACACGGCAGTACAATTTTTGGAATCAAACAGCTTAAAATCACATCCAATATCGAGGACAACATGGATTTACACCATCGTGTGCGAATTATGACGTTTAAGACGCAGGATCTGGATGACCTTGTGGGGTGTGGCTGATGGAGCTTAGAGAAATGTACGAGCCTAGCCTGATGCGTGGAAGAGATTTTAAAGTCAACGATAAAATTACGATTCGTATGCCATCTGTCGGTGATATTATCGATTATGGCGAGCAAAAGTACTTTCAGTTGGTTTATTTGTTTTGTTCTACATCAAGCGACTATAAGGCACAACTTGACTCTGTTGGGGTTGATTGGCAGAAGATTTCGGACTTTGAAATGTTTCGGCAACTTTTTATGGGCAACAAAAATCAAGATATGTCTATTTTGTTTGGCGATATGGATATTTCTGGGTTTGTAATGGCAAAAGATAACATAAGTGGTGAAATTGTGTTACATAACAGACTTACGGATACCCGTATTGACCATGTAGTGTATGAAACAATTTCTCAGTACCTATGTGCTGCGAATGGAATTGAAAAGCATTCCGAATTTGCCGCTGACGAACCCACAAGAATTGCAATGATAGAGGAAGCCAGAGATAATTTGGAGTATCAGAAAATAAAGCGTTATGAGCCACGACTTGCGGAGCTTGTTCTCTCAATGGCGTGCTCCTCCGGCTTTAAAGCGGATTACTTCAAGGCTATGAACTACCCTATGAGTGTGTTTATGAATCATGTAAGAAAGATTCAGCAAATAAAGAACTACGACAATACGATGCATGGCGTTTATGCTGGCACCGTGGAATTTGGAAAGATTCCAAAAGCACAACTGGATTGGACGAGCAAGGTTGATTGACCTTGCTCTTTTATTTTATCCAAATAAATTGAAAGGAAGAATATTATGAGCGATTTTAATTTTAATGAGGTCGTTATTGACCGCGTTCATCGCATTCACGAGTATGATCTGAACGGCAAGCGTCTGTGGACCATGAATCAGGTTAAGGATTTCAAGCTGACTCTGGGCGGCGAGACCGTTTACGCTCAGGATGCACAGGGCGTCAACATCATGGCATTCGATAAGAGCAAGACTGCAGAGGCAGATTGGTCTAATGCTCTGATGCATCTGGGTGCTCTGGCAGAGCAGATGGGCTCCAAGAAGGAGGTTGCTTCCTCTGAGGCAAAGCAGGTCTTTACTACTGTTGAGTACCTGACTTCTGCTGACGGCAAGAAGCTGACTCTGACCCATACCCCCAAGACTGCTGTTGCAAATGCCCCCTTTAAGTACATCGATCTGGTCGATGGTCAGGGTAATGCACTGAAGACCTTTGAGCTGGGTGAGACCGCAGAGTCTCAGTTCTCTGTTACTGGTACTGAGGTCACTCTGCCAACTGGTGCAAATCTGAAGGCTGGTGACCGCTTTGTTGTGAAGTATCAGTACGAGAGCGAGGAGGGTATTGCTATCAATGATAGCGCCGATAAGTTCTCTACCGAGGGCGAGTTCGTAATTGAGGCATTCTGCTACAATCCCTGCGATAAGGCAAACAAGAAGCTGATGCGTATCATCTTCCCGAATGCCAAGATGGATAATGCTATCGATATGACTTTCACCAATGAGCTGGCTCATCCGGTCAAGATTAGCGCTACTCAGGAATACTGCTCTGAAGACAAGCGCCTGTTCCGTATTGAGACTGCTGCTGCCTAATGGCAAATCTGAATTGGTGCCGTACTTGCGGAAAAGAATATCCGGTTTGCCCGCATTGCGAGCAGGATGCGCGTCTTAATCCTTGGCGAATGATTTGCGACACTGAGCCGCACTTTCTTGTGTGGACTGCCGTAAACCAGTATCGTCAGGGAATTATTTCAAAAGAGACGGCAAAAGCAGATCTGACTACTCTTTTGATGCGCAAGTACAAGAATGTTACGGAAGCCGAGGTAGAGACTTTTATCCCAGCTGTTCGTGATGTTTTCCATGAGATCATGGATGAGCCTGCAAAGGCTGAGAATGAGTCATCTAGTGATGTAAAGGATGAGACGCCCGTGAAGCCGGTAGTTAAGAGAACATCAAATCGTAAGGGGCGGGCATAACCGCCCCTTTGTTTTTCGTGGTGGTTTTATGGAGAAAAAGAACAGGACAAAGTTTAATGTCAGTAAGAATCCAGCAGATAGAACATACGATGGCGTAGTTTATGATAGTAAGGCAGAAATGTTGTTTTATCGAGATATTGTATTGCCAAGACTGGCAAGCGGCGAAATTGTAGAGTGTCGTAAGCAAGTCCCCTTCCTTCTGCAGGAAGCGTTCCGCCGGGTCGATAAAGACGGAAAGGACGTAGCGGTGCGGAAGATTGATTATGTGGCGGACTATGAAATTACATATCGAGATGGCAGCAAACAAGTGATTGATACGAAAGGATTCGCTGATAGTGTTGCGCTGATGAAGCGCAAGATGTTCTGGTTCAAGTACCCTGATGTAGATTACCGCTGGATTACATACTCCAAAATTGATGGAGGTTGGGTCGATTACGACGACCTAAAAAAAGCTCGAAAAGAGCGAAAGAAATTAAAGCAAGCACAGACGAAAGGGAGATAAAATGAAGGTTTTAAATTTTCAGGAGCGAATTAACTTCGTGAAAGAGGTCATTGAGATGTGTACTGTTCAGGACGATTATCAGCCTGCGCTGTTTGATGTGGCATTTCGGCTGACCTGTTTGAAGTATTTTGTTGGTTATGATTATCGCAATGAACCGCAGACTGAGTGGCTGCGCATTGCTTATGAGTCTTTTAACCTGAAGATTGAAGCTGCAGGTTGCGATACTTCTACGTTCTGGGATCAGTATGATTCTCTTGAGAAGGCAGTGCAGGAGCGTGTGCAGCGTTCTCACGATGAGTATCTGGCTCTGGCAATTTGCAACAAGCGCGATGCGTTTGCCGAGTTTATTGATTACCTGAAGGATTATCTGGATGAGGCAAAGAAGAGCCTTGGAGACTTTGATGTAAATCAGGCTTCTCAGGTTATGTCTGCCCTGCTGGACAATAAGCAGGAGATCTCTGCTGTGCTGGCAAAAGATAAAAAGGAATAAACACTTTTAGAGGTGGGTTGGAGGGAATTTTAATATGGCTACAAGAAGTAAACCGCTGAAGCTATGGGATGCTGAGAAGTTCAAGAACGTAAACCCAGTGTCTTTGAAATACTGGGATAGATATGAGACTGATATGGGCATCCGTGACCTCAGCCCGTCTACTGTTTACAATTATGAATCTGATTTCAAGCAGTGGATGATTTATGTTCTGGACAATCAGGGTAATGCCCCTGTGACGGAACTTGAGGAAGAGGATATCGAGGAATTTCTGTTCTACTGTAAGAAGCATGGAAACAACTCTGCTCGTATGAAACGGCGTATGAGTACAATTTCTGCGCTATATCGGTATCTTCGCAAGAAGAAAATTATCAAAGAAAATCCGATGGAGTTCATTGACCGACCGACCAAGGACGTGGCTGTTGTGAAGCAGACATACCTTACACCGGACGAGGTTAAGTTGATGCGAGAGAAGCTGAACGCTATGGTTGAATCTGCGACCACCGTTCACATGAAGGATAATGCGATGACGTTGCGTCTGTACGCACTGTTCTCACTGTCCACGATGGCTCGTGTCAATGCTGTACGAAATACACTCTGGAAGTCTGTCGATTATGAGAACCGCATGGTGCATGACGTTCTGGAAAAGGAAGGCAAAATTGTTGACTTGATGTTCAGCAAGGAAGTTTCTGAGCTTTTGAAAGAACTGAAAGAGTATCGCACTGAGCATGATATTGAGGATGGTGGCTATGTGTTCGTTGGTACGAAAATCAATGGCGCATGGATGCCGATTACCTCAAGCACTGCCGGTGACTGGTGTAAGAAGATTGGCGAGATGATTGATGAGCCAACGTTGCATCCGCACGATTTCCGGCACAGTGGTGCTACTCTGTTGAAGAATGCCGGTATGAGTCTGGAGGACGTATCTTCCCTGCTTAACCATGCTGGTACGGATGTGACCAACAAGTATTACATCAAGAAGGATACGACCAAGATTCAGTCCGCAAAGGATCGGTTTGAGATTTGAGGTGGAGTGAATGAAACAGTCATACACAAACTTCGATGATCTATTGAGTGATGTGGCAGATGGTGTAGAGCAGATTATGCAGGACGTAGCTCCGCAAATTGAATCCGTTTTACAGACAAGTGCAAGGAGAAATATTAAATCACAGTCCGCTCGCTCTGCTGGAATCGAAGATGCAAGTAATATTGTAAGTAGTGTGACTCGTGATGGGAATACTGTTACGATGATTGTAAAAGATATTGCAAAACCGCAACCGTCTTATTTTCTTGGTGGGAAAAAGCTCGATTCTCAACGTGTAGCAGATACTTTACTGTACAGAGAATATCATTTTGGTGACTCACCGATTGTTTGGAACGAATATGGTGGAGCAAATATTCTATTTGATGAGCGTGAGAACGCGGCTGTTGGTGGAACTATGTTTGCGAACTGGATTGAAAATGGTCTTTAGATGGATCTAAGTTATTATCTTCGGTCTGGCGGACAGAAAGAATATCGCCCTGCACGTCCGTTTATTGCTCCTGCACAAGTCGAGGCGGCAATGATTGTTAAGACGGCTTTACATGGATTGTAAAAGCCATCTTTTATGAGGATTTATTTGGAATAAAATTCAATGAGAGGAGGGCTGGCTTTAAGGAGCTGGCCGCTTCTCTTTTTTGTTTTGAAAGGAATGTTGAAAATGGAAAAGAGAGGTGACCAACGGTATGGCGGATAATACAAACACCGCAAGTAGTGCTGATACTTCCTCTGTAACGGCCATAAAGGTCAAGGTCGTTCTTGATACTACTACAGAGGAGTTAAAAAATCAATTTAAAGGAGTTCAAAACAGTTTTAAAAAGGCTCCTGTTGAGATTGCTTTTGGTGTAAACGAAGGCGCAACCATCGGCAATGTTAATGCCGCATTGAAGCGAATCATTAAAAAGGTAGAGTCTCCAAAACTCACTTTGAAAATAGATGAATCTAATGTTGATGCCGCTGTGCAGAAGGCAGCTAAAAAGGTTCAAGGATCAACAAGCAAGAGTAATGGAGCAATTAAAGTTAATGTTGATGTTGATGAGTCAGAAAAGAAATTAAAAGAATTCTACTCTCTTGTTGAAAAGGTAAATACGTTAAATAATAAGGCTCTGTCACTTCCAGACGGAAACGTAAATGAGTTAAAAGAATATAATAAACTTATTGATGAAGCCGGAGCAAGGATGAAGATCCTTATGAACGAGCTTTCCGATAAGATTGAAATTGGCTCAATGAGTCAACTTGAATCGGAAATGAAGGTTCTTGAACAGCGCACCGCAATGGTTGTTGCGAGACTCAAGGATGCAGAGGTTGCTGCTGGTAAAACCGAATTTGGAAACCTTGTTAAAGAAATCGGTGAACTAAATACAAAAATTGAAACAGCAGATTATTCAAAACAGACAAATCAAATTCAGGAGTGGACTCGTCAATTACAAATTGCAGAAGGTCGTCTTACCGAGTTGATGAATACTTATGGTGAGTATATCAATATTGAAGAAGGAAGCGACCTTGATAAATTAACTCGAAAAGTTACAGGAAAGGAAAATCTTGCTGTTGCAAAAAAGGCTGATACTGAACAGGTTGCGGAACTCAATGCAAGAATGCAAGAATTTTACGATCTGGTAAAAAAAGTTAATGACCTAAATAATAAAGCAATGATGCTACCGGAAGGTAGTGTAAGAGAGCTTGAAGAATGTAATCGTCAGCTTGACGAGATGGGCACTCGTATGACAGAGCTCATGAATGAGCTTAGTGGTAATATCGAGATTGGAGAATTCAGTAAGCTCGATACCATCATGAATGAGTTAAATAATCGTAGTGCGTTGTTTGCTGCTCGACTAGCAGATATTCAAGCAAAATCAGGTCAAAAAGAATTTTATTCACTTGTTAAAGAGATTGGAGAATTAAATAACAAGTTATCTACCGCTGACCCTTCAAAACAAGGTAGTCAAATTGAAGTTTGGCAAAGACGTTTGGCTGAAGCAGAAACAGAATTAACTAACCTTATGAATACTCTTAGAGAGTATATTTCTATAGGTGAAGGTAGCGAGTTAGATAAATTACAGCAAAAGCTTCAGTTTCAATCAGATAATTCTTTTGCAAAGCAACTTGACAATTCAAGAATTGCTATTCAAAACTTTATAAAAGAGTACGCTACATTAAGTATAAAGTTACATAGTGTTGATTCAATCAATCCTGATAACCAAGAGCTTGTTAATTTACGAAACAGTCTTCCAGAAATTGAGCGAAGAGTTCAAAGTTTGTCGTTAGGTTTAAGACAAGCTATCGAGACTGGTGATTTGAGCGGCCTCTATCTTCAGTTTAATACTTTAAGAACTGCAATAGATGCAACAAACATATCATTTGCTAATCTTTCCAGTGAGTCAAAATTGACAGGAAAAGAGCTTGATAATAGACTTCATCTGGATAATTTGATTCGTGAGCTTCAAAAATACAAAGATTCTTTAACAAGTGCATTTAATGGCAGTGAATACGAGCAGGAATACGAGAGAATTCTTGCAATGTTAAAGGACTCTAGTACGTATTTTAAAGCTGGAGAGCAGGCGGTTGAGAACTTTAAAAACGCTTGTTATAAAGCTGGATTAGAAACTGAAACGCTTGGTCAAAAACTGTCTCGTTTGTTTAAGGAGCACTTCCAGACCGCCATCGCTATGGCTGGCGTTGCAATGGTCAAACAAGGTCTGCGAGAGGTTTATGATAACGTTCTTGAGCTTGATACGGCTGTAACTGAACTCAAAAAGGTCAGTAAAATGACTGGCGACGAGATGAATGAATATCTCGACAGAACTGCAACAAATGCTCGTGAGCTTGGTGCGAATATTTCTGACCTTGTAAGTAGTACTGCTGACTGGAAACGACTCGGATATACGGACAAAGACTCTGAAGAGCTTGCTCGTGTGTCTGCGCTTATGGCTAACGTTGGAGATCAGATTGATAACGCAACAACTGCCTCCTCTTACCTGATTTCTACAATGCAAGGCTTTGGTCTGGTTGCAGACGACGCAGAACATCTTTTGGACTGCATGAACCAAATCGCGAATACAGAGCCTGTCAGTATGAATGATCTCGGAATTATCATGCAGAAAAGTTCTGCTGCGATGTCTGCCGCCGGAAATACATATCAAGAGACTCTTAGCCTTGCAGCCGCTGTAAATGGAGTACTTCAGGATAGTGAAGCGAGTGGCACTTACCTAAAAACTTTGAGTATGTACCTTCGTGCTTCGAAGACTGATGCAGAAAATGCCGGTATTGCTACGGATGGAATGGCGAGTTCCGTATCTGAGCTTCGCTCTGAGTTGAAGCAACTTGCTGGGGTTGATATCATGAAGGATGATAATACCTTCAAATCAACCTATCAGATTATGAAGGAGCTTTCTGAGGTTTGGAAAGACCTTTCTGATACCACTCAGGCAAATATTACCGAATTGATCGCCGGTAAGCGTGGAGGTCAGAGTACATCTGCCCTGCTGAATAATTTTAGCGTTGCTGAAGATGCTATGAAGCAGGCACTTAATTCTAGCGGCAGCGCAATGCGTGAGAACCAGACGTACATGGATTCCTTGCAGGCGAAGCTTAATCAGCTTGATTCTGCATTCCAGAAGTTTAGTACGGACTTGATGAAGTCTGATATTCCGAAGTTTTTCGTAGATCTTGCAACGGTTTTTGTTGACGGTGCAGATAGTGCTGTAAAATTTGCAGGTGCATTACCCACTTTGACGGCTGCCATCTCTGGCGTGTTGTCTGTAATGCAGATGAGCGGAAAGCTCAAGAATGGTGCGGGTAAAGTTAATATGCCCTCTTATATTTGTTGCGTATAAAAATATAGGATGCGGCACCATGTAAAAATAAAATAGCCCCTAGAGTGCTGGGAAACCCTAAGAGCCATATCGCCTATTGTTATATTTATATAAGGTAGGAATCGAAAGATAGAAATAAGGATATGGATGCTATATGCTGAGATAAAAGCTCGGTTTTATCGTATTGTCAAAATATGGTAATAATTGAGTGCTAAGTAGCGTTTACAATGGGCGGTCAGCAGCCGACTTCTAATATGAAAGTTTGATATAATACATTTTTCTGTGCAAAACCACACAAAAACTAAGCCGTAGAATGTGCCATGAACACACCCTACGGCCCTCACTTAACGCATTAAGTACGCAATGACGTACAGAGCATAGCCCAACGTCGTAACGAACTCTGCCACGCTAAGGATGGTAGCCCGAATCGTTGCCATGTCCATGACCTCCTTCCTAACAATAAGCTTTGCAGATCTTTTGGACGGCGCGAGGTCACGTCAGCCAGCTACCATTGGCAAGTCCGCGTACCGTTAGGCTCAATATTGTTGGAGGAGCAGATTCGCAATTAAGAGTTTACTCTTGTTGGAATAATCTGTCAAGTGAGTTTTGCTCAGAAAAATGTATTATATATATCCTATTATAATAGAAGAGGTTCATCGACTAAAAAGGGTCAGTGAGCAACCACTGGAAGGATAGTCAGTTCTGGACGAAAGTTCAGAAGTCCACCTCAGACGTAATCAGACGACTTGAAGAAGTAGGTGGAAATGAGGAGACGCGCTTCTCTGGCGCGATATAAATAGGAGAAAAATGATTGAATAATTGAATAAAAAGAAAAAGTACACTGTTGTTCGTTGACAGCGTACTCTAAAAAGTGTATAATAAAAGCAACCAAGAGTTCCAATAGACGGTTCCCTCGGTTAGCATCAAACAAATGGAATCAAGATCTAGTCAATCTCAATCCCGCATGAAGAGCTGCCTACTGGACATAGGCGGCTCTTTTACTTATCACGGCTTTCGCTGTGACGATGTAGCATTTCTCGAATCTCAAGAACTGTCTTTACAAAGCCTGCAAACCCGAAGATCAGCATAGCTGCATAGTAGACAGTTGTCATCTCTAAATCCATGGCAACATCCTCCTTCCGACAATATTGCCGGAAGGCAGTTAAAGAAATACACGCTCCTACTTGCCTTCCGGCCGCTGGGAGGGTGACCGCCTATTTTTACATCTATGAATGGCGAAGTTCGAAGTAGAACCCCTGATTGCCTACTTATTATACACGCATCGACACAAACGTGTCAATACTTTATAATGTAATTTATAATACATAGAGAAAGAGGTTGCTTTTCTGAAATTTTCTGGCTATAATAAAAGTACAATCGCGTATCAAAAATATACGGAGGTATTATATTATGCCAAGACCCAAAGGAAGCAAGAATAAAGCAAAGGTTCTCGATGGCGTCGATTACGCAGCACAGATCGCTGAGAAAAATACTGCCGCAGAATCTCTCGCTGAAGAAATCGCAGCACTCGGCACGAATATTGCCGCGCTGAATGCTGAAAGAAAAGCAAAAGAAGCAGAGTTGAAAAAACTCAACAAAGAGATTGTAAAGCTCGAAAAGAAAAAGGCTGATGCCGATGAAAAGATTGCCGCAGAGCTGAATCGCAAAAAGGCAGAAGATATTGTTGCCAATGCACTGGCCAGCGGTATGACTGCTGAAGAAATCGCTGAACTTCTGAAATAACTGATGTGCAGCCATCATAATGAACAAGCCCGACTTCCCTATTACTGGGAGGCCGGGCGTTTTGCATTGCTTTTTACGACAGTCTATGATACACTCTTGTAAAAGGAGTGTTGAATCATGGAAAAGAAAAATCATATTCCCGAGACCTCGACCTATAATCCCGTCCTGCCTAAAAAACAGCCACCGCAGAACACATATACATATTCCGGTCACGGGTCTGAACAGGCGCAGAATAGTCCATATTTCAAAAACAGAGATAGAATGAATGGAGGGTCAAATGACGGAGGTAATAAAACTAATAAATAATGTCGAAACGCTTTTCAATGTCTTTGTCCCAGGTGCCTTATGTGTTTGGTTCTATACAAAGCTTTCATTAAAGAAAATTGAGTACCAAGGATTTTTAGCACTTAGTATTGCACTTGGTTTTACAATAAAGTATTGTGTTGATTACATAGATTATTTACTTGGAAATTTTGTAATCGTCGGATTTCCAATTGTAGTTGTTTATGTTATCGTTGGCATTCTATGTGCCGCAATATTTTTCAAAGCCAAGAATTCGGTCAAGGTGCGGGAATGGTTTGGTTTAAAACTAGGCTATGAAACAGGCGACAATGTTTGGAGCCGACATATTGACTTCAAAGAAGGCACTTATCTTATGCTTCACATGAATGACGGAACTTTTATTTATGGCAAGCTTGAGAATGCCGATGACGATTATGTCGTTTTAACGGAACACGCAATCGGCAAAGACCGCATGGGTGATAGTATGACAGCTGCCGCAAGCAATCCGAACCGTGATACTGCGCTCTGTATTCCTATGTCTAGCGTTAAGCGCTTTGAATTCATGTACTGTAATACAGAATCGAAAATTGCAAGTTATGTTTTGCGATAAGAACAAAATATAACTTATCAGCCCCCTGCTAGATGGATGTCTATCTAACAGGGGCTTTATTTATGTTCAAAATTCATAATCACAGTTGTTGCAGTGATATGTTTTCTTTGGCTTGCCAGCGGCAAATCCCCAAAAAGCAACATCCAGAACCTTTGAGGTTGCACTGATCTTGCGTAAGTCTGGTGAACCGCAGACGGGACATTTGGGAATATAAACAGTTTTCTCCGGTTCTGGCTCAGGTTTTTTCACAGGTTCGGTTGGTGCTGGAGGCATAGTATATTCTTTACGGAATTTAGCATCAAACTCGTCCTGTTCTTCTCTCCATGTAATTCTTTTATGAGGGCCTTTGCCATCATTCTCAAGTTTTTTCTTCATTTCCTCTCTTTGCTCTTCTGTGAGTGTATTCCAGAAGGTCAGCGAAAGTAATGGCCGCTGACACGACATACATTTGTCGAACATGACGGAGTATTTGTCACAGAAAGGGCAGTAATCTACATTTTCTATGTTTACATTCATATCTTTCTCTCTCCTCAAAATCGATATTAACTTTATTTGAAACTGGAACTGAAAAGATTACAAAAAGAGATGGAACTGAGCAAGTTCGAAATGTTATTAAGTTCACAGACTCTTATAAAAAGTTAAAGGATGCCATTTCTGGTGTAATTGACAAATACAAGATTTTTAAAGCATCTCTTGGAGACACCAATTTTGCTTTAATTAAGTATATATCAAATATTCTTAAAAGTAAAGTTGGAACTGAAGAGTTTGGCAAGTCTCTTGCATCTCTATTCAACAACAAGAAGTTCTTAGGTTTCTTTACCTCTCTAGCGAATGCAGTTGTTGCATTTGGCGTGGCACTCGGAGCATCTGCTATTATTAAGCATATTCAAGAGCAAAAAGAATTGATTAACACAACTGCTGAGAATGCTCGGACTGCAGCAAATGAAGTTCAAAGTGCAACAGAGAGTTTGAAGAATCTTACTTCTGAGTATGAAAATCTTGGAGATAGAGGTTCTTGGGACTCCGATGATTACGCACAGGCTCGTGATATTCAAGAAGAAATTATAGACCTCTTGAAACAACAGGCTGGCTTTGACGAATCAAAGCTGAACAATATTGATCTTCAAAACGGTAAATATGAAGACCAAAAGAAGGTTCTTGAAGACATTACGGCAGAGCAACTTCGTGCAAGTAAGTATGCTCTTGTTGAGAATGTAACCGCACAAGGCAACAAGTTAAAAGAAACCGCAAAGAAAGCAAAAAGCACTACCCTGTTGACCGACCCAACCGATGAAGCAATCGGCGTGCTCGGAAAAGCTGGATATGGTAGCTTTAACGGCGATACAAATCAGTTCTCTTTTGGAAGCTATAATCCGAAAGACATCAATAGCATTCTCGATTATTACGATCGTCTTGATGCTGCTTCAAAGCTACTCATTGATAATATGGGTAGTGAGAAAGTCGCAAGTTCTGGATTGTATCAGTGGATCATAAAGACTCGTGATTGTCTCAAGGATGAGGTGGATGCTTATCGTGAATCTACGGATGCCGTTGAAGACAATGAACTCGCACAACGCAAGCTTGAAACTGCAAGAGCTCTAACTAGCACGAATGCTCGTGCTTTGAACGGTGCTCTCGCAACTTTACAGAGCACCATTGATGGGTTCGACGCATCTAAGCTTGTTGATTTGTTGAACGGTATCAATGTAGAACTCCTTACTCCTGACCAGCAAGCTGCGCTTGATAAGATTCGTGAATTCATGACCGTAAAAGGATTTACAACCGAGCAGATTCAGGCGTTTGTTGATGTCTTAGTCGAAATCGGTCGTGTTTCTCCCTCTGCCGCAGATGGCGTTCAGTCTGCCGCAGAAGCTGCTCAGGCCGCAGCAGAGGCTTTCGATGATGCTAACAAGCGGATTGATAATCTGCAGAATGCTTATCAAACCATGTCCACATGTGTTGATGAGTATAATAAAAATGGCTGGGTAACGGTCGATAACCTGCAGGCTCTTAGCCAGCTGGAACCGCAGTATCTTGCTTGTCTTGTAAAACGTGACGGTCAGATGTCTATTAACACAGAATCTGTGCAAAAACTAGCAGAGGCCGAGATTGACCTTTATCGTGTTAGTCTTTTGAATAATACGATTCAAGGAATTCTTGCTACCACAAGTGTTGAGAAAGCAAATCAGATTCTTGGTCAAGCCAAGAGCGACATGTCTCAATCCAAGCAGATGCTTCGTGACGCAAAGAAACAGGCACTACAAGAAGCATATGAAAAGTATGGTAGTGGCGATGAGTTCTACGCCATCCGAAAAGCTATCAATCAACAAATTGACAGTTGGGAGAACCTGGATGAGTTGTGGCTTGACCTGAAGGACAAAGACCCTAGCACATATTTGGATAAAACTTCGAGCGCGTCAAAGAGCACCAGCAAATCTGTATCCGATGCAGCATCCGCTTTCGATACTCTTGTCAGCGCAATGAAAGAATATAACCAGTATGGCTATGTTAGTGCTAATACTGCGAAATCTTTAGCTGGACTTGAAGATAAGTATACTGCTTGTCTGACAAAACAAAACGGCAAGTTGGTTTTGAATACTGCGAAGTTCAAGGATTATATTAAACAGCAAATTGTTGCCGCTAATACAGCTGATGACGATGGAAAGTCGGCTTATGAGTTAGCCAAGATTCTCAGTTACCTAAATGATAGCGTTGACTCCGAAACCATCTCTTTCGAGCAACTGACTGATGCCATCAAGGGCTACGGAACCGCGATGGACGAAGCCAAAGAAAAGACGGACGCTATAAAATCCGCATTTTCTGACCTTTACGATGTTGGCACACAGAAAAAGGATAACGACTTTGGCTTTTTGGATATGGATGCCATTGAGAAGCAGTATCAGGCTGTTCGTAATCTGTATGAAAACACAGACCTATTTACAAATTCAAAATATGCTAGTGCTCTGAATTCCGAAACCGGAGAAGTTGACTACAACAGCGATGCATTTAAACAGATGTTTGCAGATCATTTGAAAGAACTTGCGGCATCTGCCCGTGAGACCGGTGGTGCTGCTGGAGCATATCTTGCACAAGGTTTTGAAGATGCTGCCGCCAAGATTGCAAACAACGTGATGAGCATTCGTGAGTGCATTGATGGAATTGGTTCTTCTTTGAATTATGCAACCGACAGGATTGATCATTTCCAAAGCGGTTTCTCCGATATCTCTGATATTGTCACTCAATACAACACTTATGGTGGCCTAAGTATCGACAATTATCAGAAGCTGATGAGTCTCGATGATGATTACATTAAGTGTTTGAGTCTTGAAGGTAATCAGCTGAAGTTCAATACAGAAGCATATAAGGAACTTTTCATTGCAAAACTGAACGCAATGATTGATGAGTATGATGCCGCAGACGAAACAAAAGCACTTGCTCAACGTCTTCGTGAATTGAGGGATGCCGTAATTGCATCCGGTGATGGCTTTACAAGCGCAGAAGATAAGGCTAAAAACTTCGAGACAACACTCGGAAATATTAAGAGCCTCCTGAGTGACCTAATTGGTGTATTTGAAAAATTCAACGAGAATAAATCGAATGACCTAAAGATTCAGGGTGATGCTTGGATTGATGTCATCGATAAACGAATTGATGCCCTTAACGAAGAGAACGATGCACAGGAACGAGCAATCGAACTGGCAAAACTTCAGGATGAATACGAGCGTGCAAAGGCCAATAAGACTGTCCATGTATATGGCGGCAGAGGTCAGGGCTTCGTATGGAAAGCAGATGAAAATGCCGTTCGTGAAGCTGGTCAAAACCTGTCTGACAAGCAACGCGAGTATAAGAAGAAAGATGAAATTGACAGGTTAAACAAGCTCAAAGATAAAGTTCAGGAAGCAAATAGCCTTATCGGCACCAGTTGGGATGATTATCAGAAGAAGCTAAAATACACTGCCGAGTTCGAGGCCATGACCTTTGAGCAGATGGAAGGTCACTATGATGGCTTTAAGAATAGTATCCTAGACAATATGCGTGACATTCAGTCTGCTACTAATGTCAGTGATGCTATTACAAATCTCGAAAAACTAATCAATACTCTTAAAACGCTTAACGACGTTATAACATTCTTTACTTCTGGCGGTGTAAGCACTGATGGCGGTGGAATCTTTGGACTTTTCAACCAGATCAAGAACATATTCACTGGCGAAAGCGGTAACTTTGATCTTGGTGGCGGTTTCAAGAAGATGTTCGATGGAGCAGCTAAGGCTGTTTCTGACGGCTGGAACTGGATTACTGGTAAGAACAGAAAAAGTTTCAATGATCTTATTTCTTGGAATAATGCGAAATTAAAAATCATCGGTCGTGATGTATCTGTTGGTACACGTAGTATTGAAGGAACATCTAGTAACTTCTTTGATCGTCTTTTAAGTGCAACTAATGGAAATCTATGGGATATAAGCGGGATTTTCAATAGTGTAAGTGATGCCATTTCTGGTAAAACAGGCAACTTGTTTACTGATATTATTGGGTTCTTTACGAACGGATTCTCAACAGCAAATAATGTCGCTAATGGTGGTTTGTTAAATATTGTTGATACCATCGGAAGTATGTTTGGCCCAATTGCGGCTGGCGCACAGTCCATTGGTAGTGCTATCTCGTCTGGCGTTGTGAGCTTCTTCCCTTCTATCTTTGCTGGACTTGGTACTCTGGTGACAAGCGTTGGCGGTGCTATGGCCGCTATGATGCAGGCAATTGCCGCCGCTCTGGCCTCCATTCCTGTCGCTGGTTGGATCGCAGCAGCCGCAGCAGTTGCAGGTGCAGTTGCTTTGATTGCTACGATTGCTTCAATTGCAAGTAATGTTTCCAGTACACAGGTTGATGAACCTACTCCTGCATTCCAAGCAAAGAAATATGCAAAGGGTACTCGTGGCGTTAAGAAGGGCCAGATTGCAAACGTTGACGAAAAGGGCGAAGAGCTGATTGTTCGTAACCCCGACCAGGGACGCATGACATATCTTGAAAAGGGCGACGGTGTTATCCCTGCAAAGGAAACTGACAACCTGATGGCGATTGGTGCTAACCCCGAGGGCTGGCTGGCAAAGGGCTTGGCCGAAATGACCGGTAGTGCCGCTGCCGGTGCCGGTATGAGTGCCAAAGGTCCGAATGCTCAATTGAGTGGTGCCGCAGCTGCCGCAGCCGCTGGCGTTGGCTCGGTTTTCAAGGACGAGTATGATGAGATCCTTGGCGATACAAATGAGTTCATGTCTGGACTCTCTGATATCTTCAAGAAGAGCGATAATCCGATCATCGCTGCCATTCAAAGCATGTTTTATTTTGTCAATAAGACTGCGTATCGTATGTCTACGGTTGGGCAGGATCAACTCCTCTAAGACGGTGACTGAATCCACCAGCAACACAAAGAAAGCGGCTCAGAGTCAAATTTCGTCTATGACGAGCAACTTTGAGTCAAGCTGGAAGTCTGTGGCTGGCGAGCTCGGTCTGGATACAAAGGATATTGAAGCAACCAGCAAAAAGATGTCTGAAAAGATGAATGAGCTGGTGAACAATACCTTTGATGCACTGAATGAGAATACTGGTCTGAGCGCTGAACAGGTTGAAGATGTCACCAACACGATGTTTGATTCGTTGCAAAAGATTTATACCAGCGGATGGAACAGTCTTGCTTCTACTTCTGGCGATATGTCCGAGGAGATTGCTAAAAAGCTGAATGCGTCTTATAAGTCTTCTGTTGACAGTACAAATAAGGCCATGAACGAGATCTCCAAGGCGTTCGGTCATAGCTGGAACAAGGTTGGCGGCGGTGTTAAGACCTTGAGCACCAATGTTCAAAAGACAATGGAGCAGGCATGGGCTGACACCAGCAAAGACACCCAGAAGCTAATGTATGATATGCGTGCGTGCTTTGACAATAGTTGGAGCATGAACGAGGCTGGCGTAACTAATCTGGCAGACATGACTCAAGGAGTTGTGAAAGATGGTTATGCCGAGATTGATTCTTCGAGCTCTGATACATTTGGTGAGAATGGTCAGTTGAAAACGGATGCAGACAATTCGTGGAAGAATGTAGAACCTGGCGCTACGAATTTAGCAAACAATATGCAGTGGGTGATGGATCAGTCTTATAACGCTATCAAAGCCGGATGTGAAGCTGCCGTTACATCGATCAAAAACGATTTGGCAACCACAGGCGATGCATTTGAAGCTGTCGCTACAAAGGCAGAGAAGGCAAAGCAAGAGACACAAACAACCACAACTCCAAAAACAGAAACAAAGAAGGAGACCGACTGGAGTGGTACTGCAGCTGGCGCTGTAATTGGATCTGCGTTTGGTCCATTTGGCTCTCTTATTGGTGCTGGAATTGGATATCTTATCCATCATGCGTCTGGCGTTAAATCTGCTAAGTTCCCGCATATGGCTAATGTCGATGAGCAGGGTCCTGAGATGCTGGTTCGTAAGCCGGATTCTGGTCGCTACACTTACCTCGAAACTGGTGATGGTGTGGTGCCTGCTGACATTACATCGAAATTGTTTGAGATGGGTGGCAACCCGGATGCATGGTTCCAGAAGCAGATGGCAAAGTACGGTTCTCAGCCGATTGTTCAGGGTGGCGGTGGAGATGTTACAACTTCGATTGGCGATATTATTATCACGAATCCTGTTGGCAGCTCTGACGCTCTGGCGAATGAAATCAAACAGAAGTTACCGACTAAGGTTGCTCAAATGCAAAGCAAGCGGTAAGTAATAGCTTTTACAGCCGATACCACTAGGATAGCCTAGCGGGTCGGCTTTTATTTTTGATTAGGAGGAAAAGAAATGGCAGATAAATCAGCTATTGATGTGCTGGCCGAGGTGGTGACTTCTGCCGCTGAACGCGCTGTAAAGAATGCAAAATTTGACGTGTCCGCCTATGGAGTGATTACAGAAAAAGAAGACCAGCACTATAAAATCGCTGTATTTGGTGGCGAGTACGGCATTGTAACAAACCATGATTATATTGTGGGCCAGAAGGTTGTTGTGACTGCATTGCAGGGCAACTTCCGTAACCTGATCGTATCGGAGAGTAATACCAGCGTTGAGATTCTAACAGTGAAATCTCTGGTGTCCGGTGTCGATAGCCTGAATGCCGAGTTTGAGTCTATGAAAGACAAATCCCAGCAGACAGAAGATACTGTTCAGGATCAGCTGAAAAATACTATCAATACTTGGTATCGAGACGGTGTTCCCACGAGTGATAACTATCCAGCTGTCAATTGGGACACAGACGAGTTAAAGAAGGCGCACCTGAATGACATTTACTATGATAAGCTAACTGGTATTTGCTATCGATGGGTTTTTGATCAGGGTGAACAAGCATATTCTTGGAAGGAAATTATCGACGCAGGTGTTATTAACGCTATTGCGATGGCTGGTTCTGCAACAAAGATTGCCGCAGAGAAGGTTCGCATTTTTACAGACACGCCTAAAGTTCCATATGATGTAAATGACCTATAGCTTTACGGCGGAGTCGGAGGTGCATTGTATATCTGTGTTTCGGCCAAAAATGAATCTGGTAGATGGGAATTTAGCGACTGGGCTGTTGCGACAAAATACACGGATGACACAACTGCAAACGCAGCGGTTGAACGTGTTGACGCACTTGAGACAAAGGAAGCCAACGATGTTGCAGACCTGTGGCGCTCAATGAACGGCTTTAACGACAACATTGGGGGCTTTACGAACAGAGATTATAAAACAACCAAGAAACAGGTATACAACAATAAAAACAACATCGAGAAAAATACTTCTGATATTACTTCGTTGAGGACAGACCTTGATGACGCAAAAACGGCTGAATCAAATCACTATCAAGATGTGACACGCAAGATTTCGGCTGCAAATACAAACATCTCGACCTTGAAAACGAACGTATCGGATATCAATAAAACGATTTCAGAAATCACTGTTGACAATTTTCTGGCCGCACTGAATCTGGCTGTGAATACCAATGGTGAGCTTTGCTATATATCGAAGGATAATTCGGAGGTGATAACTTGAAACCAATTCTATCTAAAATCGGCGCATTTGATGCCACAAAGGATCATACATTTCAGTTTGCCGCATACGCAGACATTGATATCATTGCTCTTATCGTCTTCGATACTCCGACGGGCAGTATTTTGCAGGGTGATACGCTTTCAAAAGGCGTGTATAAGTTTGGTACATTCCCTGCCGGTGGCACTGGTCTAGCACGATATTTTACGATTCCTGCAGGCACGTTTGAAAACCGCAAAGATCCGTACTATATGATCATTCGCTGCCGACTGAAAGGCACGAATCTGTTTTCAGAATACTCGGACAAGCTGCTGTTTTATTGCCATGAGGAACCGACAATCAAACTGAACGACCTGAGTTCTTCCGGCGTGACTACTATTCCCTACCCTTCTTATTCCTTTGAGTTCTCTTACAAGTATAAGGTATCGGAGGGTGAATCTGTAAATCGTTATGAATTTTGGCTTTATGATGCGAATCGTGAGCTGCTGAAAAAGTCGGTGAGTTACTATTATCGCGACTCATTGAAGGGTTTCCAGATCGATGGACTGGACAACCATACCCTGTACTATCTGAGAGCGACGGCAGAGTCTGTTGGCGGCTATCAGCTGGACACTGGATTGCAGGCGTTCCGAACTGACTATCCAGAGTATGTGGATGACGTAGAATTCACCGTGCAGAATAATTATCGTATGGCTAATATCAGTATGCACGCACAGTATTTTCTGACACGGAGCAGCGGTGCAAATGCCCTGCGAATCAAGCGGCGCAAGAAAGGTGCGGCAATCTGGACTTCGCTTTATCAGGAAGAGATCGATCTGAATCATGTTATTATGAAAATGGGCTGGTCGAACCTCCACATCAATAAAACGACTGGTCAACCGATGGGCAACTATAAGACGGTGACTTCGGATTATATCGACAAGAATCGAGTTCTTTCTTTCCAGTTCAAATCCGAGGACAAAGCGTTTTGTCTGATTGCATATACCGCTGACCGAAAGTTTATCAAGGCATCAAGTGATTTTACATCGACCGACGAATTCAGGAGTTCCAGCGAGTATAAAGAGTGGTTCTCTGAGACTTTCTTGAACAACATGAAATATTATCGTGTTGAGGTATCGACAACAAAGAATCAGGATTTGGAGCCAAAAGACTTCAATGACTTTTATATGTACAGCGCTGACGATGGTTATGTGATGATTGATTATACCGATCTATACGCCATTGGCCGCAAGACCGACTATGAGTACGCCGTAGCTCCCGTTGCAAATGGCATTGAGCTTGGCTATGCGAAGGCCAGCGTTGTAAGTGACTTTGATGGTGCTGTGATCACTGACGGCAATAAGACCTATCATATTTTCCTTGAGCCGAAAGTCGACAGTGTTGAGAAGGTACGTTCTGCTACAGTTGTCGAGACGATGGGAAGCAAGTACCCGTATCTGTTTGCTGGCAGTGAAGCCAATTATTACAGCGGCCACTTCTCTGGTGTTGGCATCCGTTTTGATAACACAATGAAAGATTTTGATATCAATGGCGGCAATGCGTTCCGTGATGAACTGAGCGAGTGGCTGACCAACGGCAGTGCAAAGCTGTTGAAGATGTTTGATGGCCGCAGGTGGCTGATGGGTGTCAATGGCAATGTGCCTATTTCCTGCCCCGATCACTACGATAAGGGCGTACTGGAATTTGACTTTGTGGAGCTTGGTGACGCAGAGAGCGAGAGCGACATGTATAACAATGGGCTGAGTGATTATCAGCCGGGAGGCGGCGTATGACATATCTTCCGACTGACGCAGACCTGGCGCTATTGAACAATCATTCG